ATGTATAAAAACAAAAATTCTAATGGAAAAAATAATTTATGCGGCGAAAAAATAGGTTTATTAAGAAAACAAATTCATCCTAAAGTTTCTCAAAGAGCATTTGCTAATAAATTACAATTACAAGGTATTGATTTAGATAAAAATGCCATTCAACGAATTGAATGTGGTAAACGATTTGTAACAGACATTGAATTAAAAGCATTTGCTCAAATACTGAATACTACCGCAGATGAATTACTTAAAGAATAAAAATGCACTTTCAGATTTTTACATCCAAAAGTGCATTTTCCTTATAAATTACGTATTTCCTGATATATCCACCATTACCAGTTAGTTCTATTTCTACGTTTACTGTAATTTCTCTTTTTAACTCCTTTTCTAACACATTTTTAGCATTTGATGTACATACGAAATGGGTGAAAAACTACGTAAAATTAAAGATTTAAATGGGAACATTTTGCCTTTATCTAATATACAATCGATTGTATATTCCTTAACAATACCGTCAGCCCATTTACGAAACTGATTTGCACGCTTTGAATTTACTTTAAATACAACTGCAATAATCATGTCCAACAAATAATAATTTGTACTGTAGTTTTTTCATAGGTGGCAGTTATCCGAAATTTTCGGATAACTGAAATTTCTTGTAATTCACTATCTCTAAATATTTTTTCACATGATAATTTACTGTACAAACGTCCACATCATACAATATAACCATCATTTTTTATCAGACATATTCTTTCAATTCGTTTTCTTTCCGAAAAATGCTGTCAATGTTACGCTTGATAACATCATATTCCTTGACCATTTCCCATAGTCCTAGTCCACATACAGAACTTCTTTTTGTGCTTGGATCTGTTCATATTCTGCTTGTAGCTCAGTAAGATTCTGGAACTTTCTTTATGCCTGCCGTTTTGAGTGCCTTTTATGCCCCTTAATAGAAGATTATTTCCTCCTGTGACGTAACATAGTGTAATTAAAGATGAATTTGCGGAGTAAGAACGATGTACGATATTATATGAACATGTTTACCTTTCAAATCAAAATTTATGCGAAAGATTGCAGGAAAATGAAGTCATAGATGTAGAAAATATAATCACAGATATGTTTAAAACAACCCGCATACTGGCTCTGAAAATGTATGAATACAGAAAGATAGGCAGTGTAGAGAAAATACAACAGAAATTCTGAAAAATGGATTTTCTAACACCTAAAAATGGAAAAGCTATCCTCTACTGGCATAGAGGATAGCCTGTAATTCCGTTGATTAAATCAACATATTATAAGTTTCCGATTGTGTAACCGCTGGACGAGTCATATCCTTCGGTTTCTAAGCTGATTATGTACCAGTTTTGCAAATTTTGCAAAAGGTTTAGGAATAGGTGCTTCGGCACCATTTTTTTAGGATAAAGCAGAAGGAAGCTGCTTTTCATTTAATCTACTTACATCGACACATTCAATCTTACCTTAACCATATCCTCTAGATATCTTTTCGTGACAGCAGACAGGCATTTTCTATATGCGGTGAAATCTGGTATCGCATTAACATCCGCGGACACTATATCTAGTATGTATTTTAACACCATTATACTAAATCTGGTATTTTTAACACTCTTTTAGTCACACCGCTACTAAACAAATTTTTATATTCATTGTTTTTTATACACTTCCACTAAGTACGTTTCAAGTGCACACGCCATATTGACAGCTAGATTAGCTAATGCCGCATCAATTTTAACTTGTTTGCTGCCTGCACCATGTGCCGTTATATTATTTCTAATATAAGGAAGCGTCATTAAAACATTTTCCTTAAAACCTTCTGCTTTTATAGTTTCCGGTAATGATATCAATCCGCTTTTTTCCAAGAGCTCTTTTGTAAGCGCATTTGCATTTCCTCTATCAGTACCATTTATCACCTTCAACATACTTTCGTAACTCATCTCTGCCCAATTGACAGCTTCAGAGTTTTTTCCTGAATCTAGGCTCGAAAATGCATTTTGCAACTCGTTAAAAGCTCCCTGGAACTTAGCATCTTCATCTCTTAATTTTTTTATTTCATTTAATGTTTTCATTTTTAGATCAAACGTGAATTGTTCTGAATCCAATTTGACCATACGTCCATCAATCAATTTCCATTGAATTTCTTGTTCTTCAAGAACTTTATTTAACTTATTTTGAAACGCTACTTGCTCATCAAATGAGAGGAACCCACTTTGAAGCTCTATTAAATCCCACAGCATATCAGTAGCAATACTTGTTAAAAGATGTGGTCCAAATCCAAAATAGCTATCATCGATTTCTCTATTATACCTGTTAATAGAATTATACTCATTAACAGCCATTTCTAATGCAGTTGTCTCTTCTGTCTCATCGTCATAGCGGCTCTTCTTTATTCTTCTGGGTTGTGCAAATTCCTCCAGAACCTCTACTATTCTTTCCTTTTTATCTATCCATAAATCATCAATAAAGTCCTTATTATATCCATGATCTTCTGTCCAAATAATATCCTTATACCTCTGTGAAAATAGCACTAAACATCACCTTCATTCCTGACTCTACACAATGTTATCGTTATCATCGTCTGATTTGATTTGTGTGTTACCTCCCAATACAGATGCTAAAATTGCTATTCCTCCGCCAACCACAACTGTTGCAAGAGTAGCCATTCCAGCAATAAATCTCTTATTTTCTGTATCTTTCTTATCCACCTTTTCGGCAATTTCCTTCATCTGCTCAATAATATATTTTCTCTGTTCAAATGAAAGGTCATCCTTATCCAGCTCTTTCTGTAAAGAAGCAATTACTGAATTGTATGTATCATAGACAGCTTTCACACTCTCATTATTTGACTCCAGACCTTTATCCAAGGAATCCTTATATTCCGATAACATCTCTTTTGTTGTATTTGCAAATTCAGGGAACTGCTCCAGTGCCTTCTTTGCAACCTCTGGATCCATCTTATCAAGCATAGACGCCATCTTAATAACTTTGTCTTTGGTCAGATGTCTGAAATCTGTTATATCTAATTTCTTAAGGACCTTCTGCTCATTCATCATAAAAGCAATCCCTCCAATCGTAAAATAGGTGGCCAGAAATCAATATCCGACCACCTTACATTTTACCATTTTTGCCGCCAAATTTCCATCTGTTTTAATTGCGGCTTTTGTTGAAAAATCAGTCCTCTCTCTGCTTCAACATTGAAATGCTTTCACGCAAAATGCGCCTGGTTGCCTTTGCCTGTTCATAGAGCACACGCTTTTCAAATGGGCTGCAATCCTTCATAAGCTCATAGAACTCGCTCTGGTACTCCTGCTTATCCCCTACCTGGTTCCCGCGAAGCAATGAATCAATGTTGACCTCCAGGGCATTGGATATTCGCACCAAGGCCACCAGGCTTACCTGCTTCTTTGCTGTTTCAACCTGACTGAGATACTGCGCAGAAATCTCTGCCTTTTCCGATAGCTCCGCCTGGGTATAGGACCGGTTCTCTCTTTCCTCCTTGATACGCTTTCCAACAAAATTAAAATTGACTGACATAGCATGCCACCTCCTAAAAAAATATTTTCTTTAGGATTGTATAGCCGATAGTTGATAACTTCTATTTCAGGCTATTCTAATAATCGCTAATTGTGTATAGAATAATAAAAACATAGTCAATAAGCGATGAGGTGCACAATGAACGATAAATTCAAAGACGTTGGCGCACGAATCAGGGAAGCAAGAAAGGTGCAGAAGTTGAGCCAGGCTGACCTGGCAGAGCGTCTACAAATTTCAACTTCACACATGAGCGATATTGAAAATGGGAAAAAGAACATCGGCCTAGACATCTTTATGAGATTAACCGAAGCATTACAAGTATCTGCCGACTGGTTACTCCGTACCGACATTCCATCTGTTTCCAATATCCAAAATAGCGAGGTCGCAGAAATACTATCTGACTGTTCCGCTGATGAGGTACAGTTCCTTATTAAAATGATGAAGGAAATGAAAGCCGGACTTCGTTCCAAAAATAAAATCAATTCACGATAGACCATAGGTTGATGACGAAACCTGTGGTCTATTCTCTTTTCTCAAACTGCCTTCTATAATGACTGCGTGTCTTTAGGTTTACCACTTAAATTCAACAAAAATTTTTTCAAATTGTGACTGTAGGTTTAGAGCTTAACCTGTGGTCGATTTTATGCTGCGCACATTCCTTTTATAATGTTAGGGACGATATTTTATTAAAGGAATGATACTAATATGAAAGAAACGGAAAAACCGGGAAGTGCTCAGTCCCAAAAAGAAAAAATCAGAGAGCGTTACAAGGGTATCGATACAGATCAGCTCGATGTTATTCCAGCGCTGCCCCAGGATTCCTTCTATGAGGATAAGCGCGAGAAGCGAGTTGCTGTATATGCCAGAGTCTCAACAGACGATCCGCGACAAACATCTTCATATGAACTTCAAAAGAATCATTACCAGGACGTAGTAACAAGGCACCCTGGATGGCGTTTGATAGAGATTTATGCCGATGAAGGAATCTCCGGTACTTCTTTACAGCACAGAGACGCATTTATCCGAATGATCAATGACTGCCATGCAGGTAAGATTGATTTAATCGTAACAAAGAGTGTGTCGAGATTTGCAAGAAATGTTTTAGATTGTATTGGATATGTAAGGCAATTAGCTGCCTTAGATCCTCCCATCGGCATTTTCTTTGAAACAGAGAATATCTACACACTGAATAATAATTCAGAAATGAGTCTCTCATTCATTTCAACTCTGGCCCAGGAAGAAAGTCACACCAAGAGCGAAATTATGAACGCTTCTATTGAGATGAGATTTCGTAGAGCAATCTTTCTTACCCCACCGCTGCTCGGCTTTGACTTAGACGAAGATGGGAACCTGGTAATCAATGAAGAAGAAGCAAAGACTGTACGCCTTATCTTTTTCATGTATCTGTACGGATATACCTGTCAGGAAATTGCTGACACACTTACAAGCCTAGGTAGAAAAACCAAGCTAAACAACACCGTCTGGTCAGCCGGAAGTGTTCTGCAACAGCTTCAAAACGAAAGGCACTGTGGCGACGTGTTGGCCCGTAAAACCTGGACTCCAAGTTACCTTGACCACAAATCAAAGAAGAATAAACAGGACCGAAATCAGTACCGACAGAAGAATCACCATGAACCGATTATCTCGCGTGATGACTTCATAGCTGTTCAGCGACTAATCAGCAATGCCAAGTATGGAAATCGAGGTTTTCTGCCTGATTTACATGTATTTACTTCTGGCGCACTGGAAGGATTTGTTTCAGTTAATCCACGCTGGGCTGGTTTTAAGGCTGCAGATTATAAGCGAGCTTCCGAAAGTGTATATGATCCAGCAATTGTCCTGCCACAGGAACAGACCATTGAAGTTAATTCAGGTGATTTCGATTTGAGAGGATTTGAAGTGGCCAGGGCACAGTTCTTCTCTTCTGCTAACCGGGTTTATGTGACCTTTTCCATTAGTGGAATTCGGTTTAGCACAGAGTGTGTACGCAAATTAGAGTCTCATTTTGTCGAGATGCTTATTCACCCTGGGAATGGAATTATTGCTTTCAAACCGGCCACAAAAGAGAACCGAAACTCCATGGAATGGGCCAGACAATTAAACGGATCCAAAGTTCCTAAACCGGTATCTGGTGCCGCTTTCCTTCCAAATCTTTATGACCTATTTGGCTGGGATAGCAACTGTAAATATCGGATTATGGGTTTTAAGAAGCACAACAATGACAGTTCATTAGTTCTGTTTAGTTTAGCTGATGCAGAAGTTTTAATTCCCAACTCAACCATCGAGGGAGACGATGAAGAACCTATCTCTTTATTTGAAGAAGATGTAAAGCCACTCGGTACAAAAAACAGTACCTTTGGCTATCCAGAAGAATGGATTTATAGCTTTGGAAACAACTTCTATCGTCAGGCACAAGCCAACGAATTAGCTGCATTTAATGAGTCAGACTGGTCTTTGAAGGAAGAAAAAACTGCTTACAATCCTGAACCACCACTCCAGGTAACGACTCAGGAAGAAATAGAAGAAAACATCAAGTCCATGATAGATGGAATGAGACAGGAGGTAAACAATGAATGATGAGACACAGCTCAAAGAAGCAATTGATTATGTAGAGGACGACTCCTTTACTTTTGAAGGCTATCAAGTAGTGCGCGGAGAATTTTTCTCTCACGTATTTGAACCGTCCTTCACATTTAACAACTATAAAGTCCAGGTCAATACTGCTTGTATTAAGCGATTACCTGAATTTGACTATGTTCAGATACTGGTTAACCCGGAAACTAAAAAGCTGGCGGTCCGTCCTTGTCAAGAAGATGAACGAGACTCTTTCCGCTGGTGTTCTGCTACTGCCAATAGGACACCTAAGCAAATTACCTGCCGCATGTTCTTTGCCAAGGTAATCTCTCTAATGGACTGGAACAGTAACTACCGCTACAAGCTCTTAGGAAAGTTAATCAAATCAGGCGGCGAGCTTCTCTTCGTCTTTGACTTAAATTCTGCTGAAATCTACCAGCGTGCAATCAAGGATGATGGGAAAGTCAAAACCTCTCGGACTGCTACCTTCCCTGAAGAATGGAAGAATCAGTTTGGTTTGCCTGTGGAAGAACATAAATCGAATATTCAAATCAATACCTTCAATGGTTATGCAGTATTTGGCCTTCAAGAAGAACCTAAGAAATCATCAAAGCAACCTGAGCAATCTGAACCTGTCCAGGTAGAAAAGGAGGAAACCTATGAGCAATTCACTCTCGCAGGCACAACCAACCCTAGTCATTGATTGTCGCAGCAACCGAATACGAATACATAGAAAGACACTTCACATGTTAGGGGATCCAGAATATGTCCAGATTCTTATCAATCCAACCACCCGCTGCATTGCTTTTCGTTCCAGCACAGATAAACGCGCAGAACGTATCCATTGGGATGCCATTGGTGAAAAGCAATGCTGTGAGTTTTACAGCAAATACCTCATCCGGCAGATACGGAAGGTTTTATTTGATGTAGATACCAAACAGGTCTATCGAATTATGGGGCAATTTGTCGCCAGGGAAGATCTCGTATATTTCTGTGTGGATAAAGCTGTCTCAATATCCAACTTTGAGGAGGAACTTGAATAGATATGGCAAAAAGAAATCATTATAAACTACTCATTGATGAGGAATTTAGAAGAATTGTTCCTCCCATGCCGTCAGAAAGAAAGGAAGCGCTGGAAAGACAAATAAAATACTTTGGACCTGAACAGGACATTATCACTTGGCACCGGATAATCATATATGGCTTTGAGGAATATGAAATCTGTCAAAAGCTAGGTATTCCATTCTCCATTCAGGAACTGGACTTCGACTTTCGTTCTATGGCCATTAATTATGCCAGCAAAAAATGCCTGGACCTTGACTACTTAACAGATGAATGGAACCGTTATTGTATTGGAAAATTCTACGCATCTAAAAAACAAATATTCCTTGACGCTTATCCAATTCAAAACCAATTCACGCCGCCAGAATATAAACGTCCAGGGAATATGCTAACAAGCGAAGTCTGTATCCAGGAACTTGCCGGTATCCGGGAATTAAAGCGGGGAACCATTACAAAATATTCCAACTTTTCTATGGCAATTGATGCTATCGCAGAAAAGCAGAAGGAAATCGCCTATGACCTATTAAATGGCAGGTTCCATCTCTCCCACGATAATACTCTGGCCCTTTCCAAATTAACCCCCGCTGAAATTGTTGTTGTCAGAGACAGGATTATGAACGATGGCGACCTTAGTATCTTGCATTCCGGTACTCTTAGAAATCATCATGTTGTAAAGGTGAAAGCAGAAACAGACGGAAAACGGAAGAAGGCACCAGAAATCAAACAAATGCCAAAATACGATCCTGACGCTGAGTTATCCAGTCTGACCTTAACAATTCCAAGCTGGATAAGCTCAATTGAACGTACCAGGAATACTGCCGATTTTGAGTACGTCTCCAAAGATGCCATATACAAAATGAACCTGCAACTGCAAATACTACAAGAGGCAATCCATATTTTAATGGAAGCCACAAAGGAGAATTCGAATGAATGATGAGATAAACCTAAATGACTTTGTACCCAAAGTGCATTATGAGCTGATTCCAATTAGGAACCTGGTGTCTAACCAAGACTACCAGAGAAATCTATCCGTAAAGCATGTAGAAAAAGCTGCTGCCAACTTTGACCTCTGTCAAATTAACCCTGTGAAGGTCAGCAGGCGCGACGGTATCAACTATGTATTTAATGGCCAGCATACTATTGAAATTATCGCACTAGTATCTAGTTCCAGAGAAACCCCTGTCTGGTGCATGATTTACGATGACCTGGAATATGAAAGGGAAGCTGACATCTTCGCAAACCAGATGAAGTATGCAAAGGCCCTCTCCCCTTATGAAATATTCATGGCAAATATTGAGGCCGGAAATGACAAGCAGCTCATCATCAAATCCCTGGTAGAGTCTTACGATCTTGTTGTGTCGAGCAAGACAAGCCCTGGCTGCATTTGTGCTGTGGCCACCCTGGAAAGCATCTACGACAAGTACGGATTTCACACCCTGGACCGCACACTACGCCTATTAATCGGAGCATGGGAAGGTTCACCGAAATCCTTTAGTGCCAATATGCTAAATGGTACTGCCCGACTGATTCACTGCTTCGGTGATGACTTAAAGGATAATATTTTCAAAGAAAAACTTGGTATGATTTCCTTAAAAGAGCTTAGTCGTACTTCCAGGGAACGAAGTGCCGGTTCCAGAGGTTTCGCAGAAGCTATGCTGTTAATCTATAATAAGAAAACACAACATCCACTCCAAATGACAAAGCTCTACTCCAACAAGGGACCGAAACCTAAAAATCAAATGACTGACGAGGACCTTGTAGCACTTCAAATACCAGAGGCTTCCACCCCACCTGATTCAGAACAGCAAATTGAGCTCTTTGAAGAACAGACCTTATAACGTAAAATAGCCGGTAAGCAAATCGCATAGATTCACCTACCGGCCCTTTTGCCTTATTCTGCTGTAAGCTCAAACTCTGTTCCATCATAAAATCTTATCTGCAGTCTGCCATCTTCATGCACTGTTATAATGTCCATCACTTCTCTCATAAGTTCTGAGTCAAATTCCTGTATTGGTCCATCCGCTACTCGTTCCATAAGAAGTCCTGTTTTATACTTTAGCAGTGGATCCGAGCTTTTCAGGTTTTCATTCCAGGCCACCCTGTAGCTTTCCTGGTCTTCTACTATCTGGTTCCAGCTCATTACAAAAAACTTCATCAAAGATTCTTCGTAAATATAAGGGCAAGGGCAAACTCTATGTCCGCCAGCTTTATTCGTAGAACCGCAGCGCCATTTAGCAATCTTGGTTCCCTTCCTTGTGGTGTAGGATACTCTGCTATAAAGGTTGCCACAATTACCACACACCACCTTGCCTGAGAAATGATTAGTTTCAGGATTGACCGCATAGGTGTTTGTATGGTGTTCCGCGCAAAACTTCTGCCTGCGCTCAAGCTCCTGCTGCACCGCTTCCCAGTTTTCAACATCAATGATTGGTTCGTGGTCTTCTTCAATATGATACATCTGTATGGAACCGTCATTCATTACTCGCTTCTTAGAAAGGAAATCCGCAGTATAGCTTTTTTGCAAAATAGCATCACCCATATACTTCTCATTTCGAAGCATGGAATCAAGTGTACTTGCCTGCCAGTTACATTTTCCGTCCCAGCTTTTTACCTTTTCTCTTTTGAAGATTCTAGCAATATAGTCCACCGTCTTTCCGGATAAAAACTCCTCATAAAGTCTTACTACTATCTTTGCCTGGGACCGGTTTACCACCAGCTTTCCATCCTCATCCACGTCATATCCTAAGAAGCGCTTGGTGCTCATTTTGTGTTCCCCATGCTCGTACCTTTTACGAATGCCCCAAGTAACGTTCTCTGAAATGCTGCGGCTTTCGTCTTGGGCCAGGGAGGAAAGTATTGTAAGAAGTACTTCTCCCTTACCATCTAAGGTATCAATATTCTCCTTCTCGAATCGGATTCCCACGCCTAGCTCTTTTAATTCTCTTACATAGTTCAGACAATCCAGGGTATTTCTGGCAAATCTGGAAATCGACTTTGTTATAATAAGATCAATCTTTCCAGTCCTGCAATCTGCAATCATACGATTAAAATCATCACGTTTTTTGGTGTTGGTACCGGAGATACCTTCATCTGCGTAAATGTCCACCAACTCGTAATCAGGATTTCTTGTTATGATTTCCGTATAGTATCGCACCTGGTTCTCATAACTTGATAACTGTTCTTCTTGGTCCGTTGACACGCGGCAATACGCTGCTACTTTCTTCTTGAATTCTGTCTGCTGCCCGTTCACCAGCATCGTAGGCTCTTTTGCTGGTATAACCGTAATGCTTCTCGCCATCTATCATTACCTCCTCTACTACCATTGGTTCCGAAAAAGAAAGACCTGCAAGTTCTGTATCCTTTATCCGGATACCCTTACAGGCCTCTTTTCCTTTATGAATATAAGTGGCGCATAACCACTCAACTTTTCGATTGTAAACATATCTTCTTCGCAGGCTCTTTCCACAATACGGGCACACCAACATTCCACTCATTGGATATCGGTTTTTGTATTTTGTACCCTTTCCTATATTCCTTTCCTTCCTGTGGTACTCTAGCATTTCCTGCGCCTGTTGCCATTCTTCTGCGTTAATAATGGCCGGATGATCTTCTGTTACATAGTAGCTTTGCTCCTGGCCATTGTTTATTACGGATTGATGACTTCCTTCCGGAATATACGTTTTCTGGATATGAAAATCACCTTTATATTTTTCATTTTTTAGCATTCCCTTGATGGTACTTGCATGCCAAGAAGTTCCTGCTACGGTTGGTATCCCTTCTTCATTTAGTGCCTTAGCAATTCTATGACATCCAATGCCTGAAAGGTACATCTCAAAGATTCGTCTTACGACCTTAGCTTCTTCTTTATTGATTACCAGGTCCCCTGTCTCGTCCTTGTCGTATCCCATGAAGCGGGCTGTATTTACCATTCCCTCTCCACGCTCGAACTTCTTTTTCAAAGTCCACTTATTGTTCTCACTTATGCTGCGGCTTTCCTCCTGTGCGAAGGACGCAAGCACCGTCATCATCAGCTCACCTTCTGACGAAAGTGTATTGATGTTATTTTCTTCAAAGAGTACTCCAACATCCAGCTCCTTAAGTTCTCTCGTGTACTTTAGAACTGTGGTGGTGTTTCTGGCAAATCTGGAAATCGACTTTGTGATAATCAGGTCTATTTTCCCAGCCTTGCAATCTGCAATCATTCTTTGAAACTCTGGTCGATTCTCGCTTCTACCGGTCATTCCCTGGTCCGCATAAACAGAAACGAATTCATATTCCGGATTGCTTTTAATCACGCGCTCATAGGTGCTTACCTGGTTTTCAAAGGACTCACCTTGCTTTAAGCAGTCCGTTGATACTCTTGCATAAGCACATACTCTTAGCTTTTTTTGCTTAGGTTTTAAAGGTTCTATTTTCCTAAGTTTCATGCGAATTCTCCTTCCTTTTTGGTAGTCCTATTAACGCTCTTGTTCCGCTATAAGTCAAGCAATTTAGCGGTTTCAAGGGTATAATTATCGGTATGACCAAACTGGTAAAATGCAAAAAAAGAACCTGGAAGGATTGTTCCTCCCAGGCCCAAACTTATGATAACATTTCGTTTACTCGCTTCTGAACCGCACCATAATCATACCCCTCTGCTAATAGTCTACTCTTACGCTCAGATCCGTTTCCCCACTTGCCTGCAATGACTTCTCTTGCAAGTTCGTCGACAGACTTCTTTGGTGTCACTCCACATTTGCCATTCACAATATCCTGAATCTCAGCATAATTGTATCCGGCTTCTGTAAGACGCTGCTTTCTCTCCTCACCATTTCCCCACTTACCTGCAAGTACCTCATCTGCAATCTCTACTGCAGTTTTCTTTGCAGGCGCTGGTTCTGATGCCTGGCTTTTTGTATAGCCATTGAGTCCTGCCGCTTTAATCTTAGTAGGATAATCCACATAGCAATAATTCTGATCGCAGGTTTGACCATTGATTTTATTACTACGAAGCAGATTAGTTTCACCGCCAAACTGCCACATCTGTGTTTCCGCACCACTTGTAGGAGCCGGCTTACTCTTTCCCCAGCGTGCTACCCAATGGCTATATCTGATAAGTTCTCCATCCTTCATCTCACTATTAAAGAAAGACTCTGAGGAATAAATACCTACCCAATATCCTGCTGCTTCCATTGTAGAGCAAAATGCTTTCACAATCTCCGTAAGCGTTGCCCTGTCATTATCTGTAATCATTTTACCCTCAACATCATAAAAGACAGGGTATTCATATTTCTTTCCACTAAGGATTGAAATAAAATACTCTGCCTCTTTCTTCGCTTCTGCAGTACTCTTTGCATTTCCATAGAAGTATGCGCCTTTTGGAAGGCCACATGCTTCACACTTTTTATAGTTGGTCTCAAACTTGCTATCCTTATAAAGCCCCGCGTCACCGCCTCCAGCCTTTATGATAGCAAATTCTACACCTTCATTACTCTTTGCCCTGGCAAAATTGAAATCTCCCTGCCAGTGACTTACATCAATTCCAAATTTCTGACTCATAAATCATTCCTCCTTGTCATCATCTTCTGCACGTTCGTGCAACTGCTCTAATACTGCTTTGATTTTCTGTGGAACCGGCAATCCTAAATGGGCAGCATTTTCTAAAAGGCTCACGCCTTCATTGGAAATATAAAAGAAAATAACTGCTGTTCTTAGAACACTTCCGGTACCAATCACATGGACATCCAGGATGTTTGCAATCCCTACCAATAAGAAGATCAGTACCTTCCTGCAAATCCCACGAAAGCCCACTTCACTTGATAGCGCTTTGTCGTTTATCGCGCACATAACACCGGTTATGTAGTCGATCACCACAAAAGCAAGCAATGCATATAACAAACCGTCGCATCCTCCTAAAAAGTACCCAAGCCAACCTCCAACTGCTGTAAATACAAACTGAATTGCATTCCAGAATTCCTTCATCGTCTTATCCTCCTTTGAATTTTTTGTATGAAAAAAGCAGCTACCCGCAATGGATAACTGCCTAATTCCGAAAATCATTCTATTGTTCCTGTAAGATATATGTTATCTTCATGGTCTTATCTGCGGTCTTTGTAACCGGTGCATCCAGGTTATTAATGGTTGCAAGATAATTACACATCATATGCCACCCAGATGTTGACCAGGTTCCATAATCCGCAAAATAAATAAGTGGTTCATTACGAACCGGTGTTACATTTACGTTGTAACTACTATTAAACAGTGACTGTGCCTCTGGAGGCATAATCTCATTTGTTGCTGTATTCGCTATCAAAAGCTGTTCATTCCCATTTTCATAATATATTCGTCCATTTATTACAAACTTCGGTAAACCATTTACACTTGAAGCATTTGTTCTTTTAAATTTCACGACATTGGCCGGATTTGTTATCTGTATTTTGTAAAGTTCATACGGAGAATCATATCCCTTTACATATAAATAGCCATCTGTTACAAACATCTGCCAGTTGTTATCTGATCTGAGATATTTATCTGTGGTATTTGTAACTTCATATTGCTTTACCTTCCAAGTGTCCATCTTGATTTCTGTCACCAAATATGACGTATTGGGATCTACTCGATAATCTTTATGAGTACAGATATATAAACAATCTGTAGCCGGATCATAATTATAGCCCCAATATCCAATTCGTAACTCTGTACTAAGTTCTGGAACTTCGATTTCTTCTATCAAGGGCTTTGTATTGTACACATTATCCAGGATAGAAACCGTCTTAAGAAAGGTTCTTCTTTTTGTGATATGAATATGCTTATTATCCATAAACTTAAAGTAAAATGCGCAATCCTTCTCCCGGTCTATTACAAATATAAGCTCTGTCTTTCCCATTGTCATTCCGGAATACTTGCTACTTGTGCTGGCTCCGGTCCTATCCGGATGAACATACTGCAGGCTATCTTCTGCTATGGATTGCATAAGAGGATAATCCCTGTTATAGCTTATATTCTTACTTCCATACGATGTAAAGCCGCCATTCTTATGTGTTAAACATACACTTGCAATCGTTCCATTTGCCTGACTGGTTGCAAAATCGTATACATATTTCACATATCGATCTTTCAAATTAATCTCAGATTCTGTTTGATTAAAACCACCACGAAATGTATTCTTGGTGTTATTCTGCACACCATATGCAGCACATCCAATTAAGGTTGCATTTGCCGGCGGGTAATAATTGTCAGCATTCTCCGGTATTTCTGTATCAAAGCAAAGAATTCCACCCAGAAGTTTTTCACAATATGGCGTAAATTCACTGAGGAATCTACTCGGGCGCTTACAAAGACCTAACGGCTTAAGTACATCGCGTAGCGCATTGGTTACCATATTATGATTTTCATAGGTCTCAACCTCTCCCGTATTTACATCCGTAAGTTCAATTCTTGTTGTTCCCTTAAGCATTGTCATCATCTCCATTTCTATAATTCATTACAAAAGAAGTAAGTGTTGCATCACCGGCAAGCCAAAATCGAAAAGTTATCGTTTTTGCATCTAATAGACCTGCATATAGTGCATCCAAATCCATGAGTAAAAATTCTTCCATAGCAAGTTCTTCTGTAAAGTTCTCGCCATCATAGCTATATTGCACCGTAACAGTTCCGGTATATTCTGCATTTAAGGCCTTAATACCAAGTACTGTCCCATCCGATAAGTCAGCCATTCCTTCAATATATTGCTTTGGTGGTGTCCCAGTAATGATTGCATTTAACGGAAATGCCCTGCTGTCACTCCAGCTAAGTACTGCTGGACCTTCTAAATGTTTTATCAAATCCCATTCTGGCATTTTGGCAAATCCCTTTTTCTTAAAAAGCAGTGCTGACAGATTGGTCTCTTCCAGTTCTACCAGTACATCTTCCTTCTCATCCATTTCTTCATTCATAATTTGTGTTTCTACGGTATAGAGTTTTCCGGTACCATCTCTTACCAGGAGTTTAAATGGGACCAATAAATCTAGCAGCGTATATTTGATTTCAAACGTCTTACTTTCCGCATAATACTGAAAAGTAATATCCGGTGAATCTGCATCTGGCTTTGTAAAGGTATAATTCTTATCCGCGGTAAAACCAAACGCACCATCATAACATTGTATTGGTATCGAAATCATATGAAGTGAAATATCACCTGTATCCCAAAACACAAGATCATACTTAAGCTGATAATCAGCACCAGAGGCATTATAATGAGACCAGCCCTCCCAGCGTATTTTCAAAAATCTATAATAGCTATATAAGGTTCCTTCTTCTCTGTACAAAGACCTCATTCTTGTATCTCGATTATCAATTTTCAGATGCGTTGTATCGCTTCCAATTCCCCAATAGGAATCTCCATGCGCATAAATAGAAGGAGCAGCCTTCCCTAGAAATGTAAAGAAGTCTGCCCCGCTGACAGCAAGTGTTCCGCCATCATAATTATTGCTATCCTGCAACAAACAGGTCATATTGGTAACCCCAGCCGCAAAAATATCATTTATATTGTCGTAATTCATAGTGTAAATTCCACCCCTTTCACGCCATCAAAACCTGCTATATCGATTTCGGTACATTCTAAGAAGCCTTCATCAATTTCGCCTGTTACAGCTTTTTGAGTTTCCTGTGTAGTAGCCTTCAATTCAAAGAATCCATTCACAACATCTATCGTATCTGGCACTTTGACAAATGTATTCGTAACAGTGATTACGAGCTGTGGTCTAAATCCAACAGTATAACCATTGATTTCAACACTATTTACCTGTTCAAAGTATGCAATATCTACACGCATATCTTCTACATATCCACGATCCAATGATATCGGTTCCGACTGCTGCACATACCTTTTTCTCAAAGTGAATCGTTCCTCATTATTAACTGTGATATATCCATTATATTTAGGATTTCCACGCACACTGGTAAGTACAAACGTGCGAAGAATTTCTGTGATCCAAGCACGATCGGTAAACCTATCGACCACAAAATTCTGGTCAACAATCGTAATATTTCCAATTGTCTGCGTAATACCAGGTTTCCTGGATGTTGGAAATGATACATTTACTCTATCTTTAAAACCATCTGCCACAAACGGAATATCACTAATATTGATAAACCCAATATTCTCATTGATATTGATGCGTCCATTCCAGTCTCCCAATCCTGCCGCAAGTCCTTGTCCACTAATGGTTGCTCTGATCTGAGCCTCTCCAATTTTTACAGTACCCGTCGATATCTTAAGGTACATAGAAAATGTATTGGAACTATTCTCTATTACTTTTGAAATCGGGAAAAACAAAGTAACAATGTGCTTCCCATACAAGCACGTCTTTGTTGGCATGAAAGTATCAATCGTTTCATTATTTATTTTGTATATAATGGATAGCTCCGGGAATTCTGCACTCTCCGAACTATCCTCTGCTTCCTTTGTCACTTCCGGTTTTACAACCTCTAACAGCATTTCACATTGAAAGGCCGCTGTTGTTTCTTCTGTAGCGGTGAAATCAATATCCATCACATTAGTAAGCGACTGTCCTATCACAAATGGACTTACATTTACGAAATTGTAAATAATGGTCTTCCCACTCTCCACAGAATTCATAAGTCCTGTAATATTCTTATCATTCTTGCTTTTGGCAGATGCAAGTCTTGGATTCTTACCTACGCATTTCAATGCCATCTTTCCATTGATCTTGCATTCAATACTGGTGATGCAACTTATCTTTGTTTCATCCGCATGACCGCCGGAGAATTTCAAAATATCACCAACCTCAAGTGCCGGATTTCCTATGGTGGAACTGTCAAATGGTACATAATTTACTTTCTGGAGTGCTGTCAGTATTTCCCATAACATTTTCTCACGCACTGACTTCAATCCAAACTGCATCAAAGGATTCACGCCAAGATTCATTGTGAGACCATCATCCTTTTCCATTGCGATGTATTCTGCTATCTGGCTAATCTGATTTGTCGATGAGACTGCTGTATAACGTGTCACAAAATCAGAATAGCTGCTATCAAACCTTTCTGTCTGAGGAACATTCCATACAGAAGTATTCCCATACTGCTTAAGCACCAGTTTTCCATACCGATCTATCTGACAAAAACACCCCAGTACCTGTGCCACATAAAAAATCAGGTCACGAAAAGTCTCCATATCATTATCTGCATATACACCAAGTGTTGTCTTCCCATTTGGTAGTGCATTGATTTCTGCTACGGTTTGTGCCATTTCCACCTTACACGCTTCACATGCAACCTTCAAAAATTGATATGGCGTACCACTGGAAGAATCCAACTTCAATGATTTTTCAAAACGCAGCATATAATCGTAGGCTTTTATCTCCAAAGTTCGCACCTTCCGATTGGCCTCTGTAATCTCAAATATACCCATCGGTATGGTTTCTACTGTCCCATCTAATAAAGACAGTGAATAATACATCCGTATCAGTGCATCTTCCAATGTGTATCTATCAATTTCAGAAAAGAGACTTATTCCTAACTCTGCTGCATAAACAGTCCCCAGCTCTATTTCTGTGTTGCTGCAGCACTGCCACTTAATATATCCAAAGCCTTTTACAATATCTTTTGCACCAAACGTATATGTTTTTCCGGCTTTCGTGGTGATTGAACCAGACCACTCATATTTTCTTGTATTCTGTCTTACTGCATTCTTGAACTTTTCTGATACTTCAAACACCAACGTCACCTCCTACATTTCATTCAGCGTAAATGATACTGTCCATAATCCCTTGTACGATGTATCTTTTTTCAGCTTTGCCTTAAATCCAGATATATACATCTCTGTTTCTTTCAACTCCAGATCTTCTGTGTCAAAGTACTGAACCGTAATCTTTGGCATTTTCGAATATTTCGTAAGCAGCCTAAGCCATATTTTTGAGACAGAAAAAGAGACGGAAATGGTAACCACTCCCGTCCGCACCACATCTCTTTGTGTTGTTCCCGCCTCTGTCTCTCCTCCTGAGTCAGCTTCTACATCAGATAAATCCAAATCATAAGAATCCGGCAATGGCAGCTTTTCCTGATTGAATACCAAATACTGCAAATATGCCATTCTACCTACCTCCACTTCTAAGATTTGCTCGCTGCTGTGCTGACACTATTACTTCATCTAACATGGTTCCACCAAGATATACTGGAATTACAATATCGCCATTTTGCCCACCTACATTTTCTATTGCATCTTTTATTGCTGATGCTATCCCGGATACGCTCTCTGTTTGTGCGGCTCCCTGGGTAAGAGGATGATTCTCGGCATCTCCTATCTTGGGATTAATCACCATATCAGAAGAAACCCCGCTAACAGCCTTTTGAATCATTCCACGACTTTTTTCGATTCCCTTTGCCAAGCCTCCCATGAAGTCAGGCATCCATGATTCATAATCCGTCAGTGGTCCCTCGTCAGGAACTGAGAAATGAAGGAATGACTTGATCTTGTCAGCAACACCCTTTACTGCATCACCAACTGCTCCAATGCAGCTCTTAATACCATTTACGATACCCATAACCAGATCTTTGCCCCAGGTAAACGCCTGAGAAGCAAGCCCAGTAATATGACTCTTCACATTGGAAAATCCTGTCTTTACTGCATTCAGCACATTTCCCATTGCTCCCTTCACAGCATTCACGATGCCAGTAAACACAGATGTGACAGCACCCTTAATTGCTCCAAGAACTGTTGATACTGTCGATTTGATGGTATTCCAGATGGTTGAAATCGTACTCTTAATCGTGTTCATGATTGTAGTAATCGAATTCTTCACTGCTGTGAAATCCCCAGTAATCAATCCCTTAATGCCACTAACTACTGCCTGAACAATCGTCTTGATGGCATTCCACACTGTGGTAAAAATGGTTTTTATCGCATTTAACACAGTGGTAATCACTGTTTTTATCGTATTCCATACCGTAGTAATCACTGTCTGAATGACAGTAAGTACAGTCTGGATAATCGTCTTATAAATATTGAAATACGTCGTCACCAGTGTTTTTATCACATTGAACACTGTGGTAAATACACCTTTGATTGCCTCCCAAACTGTAGTAATTACAGTTTTTATGACATTTATGACAGTTTCAATGATGGTTTTATACAAATTGAAATATGTGGTCACCAGTGTCTTGATCACTTCAAACACTGTGGAGAAAATCGTCTTGATAGCCTCCCATACCTGCGAAAAAAACTCCTTGATCGCATTCCATACGGTAATCGCTACCTGCTTTACATTCTCCCAAAGATCAATCCAAAATTGTCTAAATCCATCACAGTTATTCCACAAATAAATAAACGCGGCAACTAAAGCAGCGATTGTTGCAATAATCAGAACAATCGGATTTGCCAGCATGGTCGTGTTAAGGGCAGCAAATGCACCTTTCACAGTATTGATAACTCCTGCAATTTTCGGAACAACCGTCATAATCGTTCCTACTGCGGATATCACTTTTCCAATGACAATCAGCACAGGTCCAAGCGCCGCCGCAACCAGAGCCACTGTGACAATTACTTTCTTTGTTCCATCATCTAAAGAATTAAGCCAATCCACTGCTTTTTGAATTACACCTACAATACTCTTAATTGCTGGCATCAAAAGCTCACCAAAAGAAATAGCCAGCCCTTCTAAGGCTGACTTTAAAATAGTGATCTGTCCTTGTAAATTATCAAGCTGAGTATCTGCCATCTGTTGAGCAGCACCACCACTATCCGTAATCTTCTGCTGTAAATCATCCCAGGTACTTCCCGTATTGGCAAGCAATGCATTTACAGAAGACAAATCCGTTTTATTAAATATGGTTCCAATGATATTTGACTTTTCAGCAGATGTCATTCCATCCATTGAAGTATTAAGATCACCCAAAATATCATTCAATGATCTCATGTTTCCCTGAGAGTCATACACCTGAATTCCCAAGGACTCCATTGCTGCTGCAGCTTTATCTGTCGGATTCTGCAATGAAAGAATAATATTTCGAAGGTGTGTACCACCCTCAGCTCCCTTGATACCATTGTTCGCCAAGATACCAAGCGCTGTATTTAACTCTGCAGTTCCACCCTTTACCGATTTTGCTGTTGCACCAATCGTAAGAATTCCTTCACCAAGCTGAGCTACTGATGTGTTGGTTGTAGATGCAGTCTTGGCCATCTGATCTACCATTGTTCCTGCTTCATCAACACCCATACCAAGAGCTGACATTGCATCGGTTACCATATCAGAAGCAGATGCCAAGTCTATATCACCGGCGGCCGCCAAGTTAAGTACGGTTGGTAATGTATCGCACATCTGTTGCGTATCATATCCGGCAAGAGCCAGGTAATTAAGAGCTTCTGCACATTCCTTAGCGGAGAAAGCGGTCTCAGATCCCATCTTCTTTGCCAGCTCATTCAACGTATCCATTGTATTTACTGACTGTCCATCAACCGTAGACATGGAATCTTTCGTAATTCCCATTGTCGCCTGCACCTGTGACATTGCCGACTCAAAGTTTGCTGCTGTAGAAACTGCTGCTGTTCCAAGTCCTGTAACGCCTGCTGTAACAGGAAGTAATTTCTGACCTGCAGAGGAAATATTATCTCCTACAGTCTTTAACTTTTCTCCTGATGCAGCTATCTTTTGAACTGCCGTAGCAGACTGGTTCGCTTGTGTCTCTAATTTCTTTAAATCCTGTTCTGTCTCAATAATCTCTCTTTGCAGAGCATCATATTGCTCCTGGGAAATCTCCCCATTTGCAAGAGCTGTGTTTGCCTGAGCCGCTGCCTGTTTTAAGGTTGCGAGCTTATTCTTTGTTTCTTCAACAGCCTCTCCTAAGAGCTTATGCTTTTGAGCAAGCAGCTCTGTATTTCCCGGATCCAACTTTAGGAGTTTATTGACATCCTTAAGCTGCGCCTGTGTATTTTTAATTTCTCCGTTGACACCTTTTAGCGCGGTTTGCAACTTGGTAGTATCGCCACCAATCTCTACTGTAATTCCTTGAATACGACTTGCCACGCTTCTCACCTCCTAAAAAATGGCAACAAAAAAAGGAGCATCTCTGCTCCCAAGAAAAAAGCACCAGCCTCTAAGCTGATGCCATTCATTAATCTTGTAAAATTACTATATTTTCACACCCTTGCTCTTTCGCTTGAGCCTTACATTCTTCTTCAGTTGCTGCGATGCCCCTGATCACATCATTTTGATCTGTCCAGTAAAATGAAAAATCCCCTTCACCAAACATTTCCTTTTTGACTTCCTCTAATATTTGCATTTCAACAACATCTATTCTTGCCTGGAATTGCTCGGCTTTATTAACTGCTGTACCTTCTTCATGATGCATATACATATCAATTACATCATAGAGGTCACTCTTAAATTTTACAGCAGCAACATCCGTATCAAAATAAACTCCGAATCCATTTCCATAAACTGTTGTTATTTTATAACCCTGTTCTTTCAGGGCTAATGCAATAGCCATAATTCGTGAAAAAGGGATATCAATGATCGGAAAGAAATTCTGCAAATCCTGATCAATAATATCATAAAAGCCTTTTTTCTTGATGTTTCTTATGTATTCTGCATCTTCCTGATCCAACTGTTCTAAATAACTCAAAATACGTTCTTCCTCCTCTGTTATTTCCATTTGTCCAAATAATAAGTAGTCTGTTGTGACACCAAATATAGCTGAAAGGTCTGCCAACATATAGATATCAGGCTTACCGATTCCTTCTTGCCATGCAGATATAGTTTGTCTTGCCACATGCAATTTATCAGCCAGGTCCTGTTGTGTCATTTTATTTCTACTTCGAAGGATTTTAATGTTATCTCCGAATCGTACTCTTCTACTCATATGATACCTCCTGGTATTTGATATAAGAATTGTACCATCTATACACAAAAGAACCTAGCAAATCATTTTAACATCCACCTAGAACTTATCGAAATCCTCCTGAGTTGCAAGAGTCGCATACTTGCATTCATCGTTCCTGCTCTCTGCGAACATATCATTTACCATTCCAATGGATAAAAGATCCAGGTCTCTAATACTGATACCTAGCTGCACGCATCGAAGCAGGAATAATGGTGTTGTCATTTCGCGCTCAGTTGGGCGAAGTTTTTTTTAGCTTCGACTTCTGTTTTTACATTAAGCCCCCAAAGCTCAATGATCTGAGGAAGTACCTGATAGATAGAAAATGTATTAAATCCATCAAGCCACTCCTCCGGAGTATCCGGCACATTGGCGTCTGCATGCTTTGACATAATAAATGCAATGTTCTCGAACATCTCAAGAGAAAAGCTATCCAGGTTAGAGTTACTTGCATCGCCACCACCGATAGCTTTTTCCAAAGAACTCAAATCTTTATAAATATCTCTCTGAAATTTAAGTCTATAAATACGTGGAATGGCAGCGCTTGCTTTAAACGCTACCTCCTTTCCATCGATTTCAATTTTCTTAATAATGCTCATCCTTTCCTACCTCCTACTTACTAGCCTTTGCAGTATTTGCAGCCTCGGTTGCTGCTGTTTTCTGTGGCTCATACACTGACTTATACCAGTTGTTGTAAACGGTATCTGTAGTAGAATCACCCGTCTTTGCCTTCACATAACCGGAAGCAAGTGGTCTCGCTTTTACAGTCAGTGTTTCCGTCTGTACTTCCTTCTCATCCTCATTGGTCTTAGACTCAATGGAAGGTCTGGAAGCAGAACAGTTATAAAGCACATGTCTGATCTTTCTCACATCACCATCAAACTCGAAAAGAAGTGCAAAACTGCCGGTCTCACTATTTGAATTTTCTACAAGCACCTTATTGGCATCCTGCTCCTCTTTCAAAATATCTGTCCTGAAGGACTCCGGAATCATGGCAAGCTCTAAGTCACCATCGTAGCCCTGGTTGTTATTGATTACATAATATTCCACGCCATCAGCATAGAAACTTTCCGGCTCACCGGTTGGATCCAGTGAAATGGATACCGCACCAGGCATCGCTACCGGATTTGCAAATGTTACAGTTCCGTCCTCGGCCTTTGTAATCGGCGCATAATGGACATTACAAATATTGAATTTTACTTTATTTTTTCCAGCCATTGTTATACCTCCATCTGGTAAAGCACCTCATACAGATTTTCCGATTCAATCCATACTTCGCTTTTTTCATAAAATAAGCCGCACTCATCGAGCACAGTCTCCACCTGTTCCTCAAGCTCCACATCCTTCAAATCGGTGTAAAGCTCTACATTTACTTTGCGTTTCTTAAAGTAAACCTTCCCGTCAGCAGCAAAGTTACTACTGTTCGGATATAAAAATACTAAAAAAGGCGGCTCCGGTGATTCACCTTCCACAAAGTGGTCATAGGCAAATGGAAGTCCGCTTTTTTCTAACAACTCTATGATTTCCTGGTGTGTCACTGTTTCAGCCCCCTTTCAATCTTCTCTTGCAGGGAAGTCACACCATTTTCTTCCGCAGGAGCAATATGAGGTCTCGCAGCAACTCTTCCTCCACCACGCTTGGCATGGCCATGTTCCAGAAGGTGTGCGATCTGATATCGGTTTTTGGAATGAACCGTCATGGTGAGAGAATTGCTGGTTTCCTTTGTTTTCTTGGTGGCCCAGCTCTTTTTATAAGCACCAGTCCTCTTTGGCGCGTTTTCCGATATTTCCTTTTTGACTTCCTTGCTAACCTGCTGCACGCTTTGCTTTACCAGCTCTGTGGAAGCATCTGCATATTCTGTCAGGCCCTTCATCACAGCCTCCGCCAAATGGTCAACCGTTACTGTGTTTCTCGCCATGCTATCACCTCTTTACCCTGGCGGCTCTAAGTTTCACCGTCTTATTCTGATACTGCACATTATCGACAAAAGAAATGTTGTAAAGCGCTCCCCGGAACAAAATTCGGAAATGCTCACTGTCCATATCTCTTATCTTTTTGCAATACCGTATCACAAAGTTTACTTCGTCCTGGGCGTTCACCTCGGAAGCTGCCCAGTATTCTTTCCCGGAAAGATTATTCACATAGGCATAGCAAGAATGATATTCTTTCCACACCAGCTTGTGATTTCCGTTCTTATCCCTGGCACCTTCACTTTTTTCAATCGTGATGCGTTCTCTCATTTTTTCTATCAAAAGTCCACCCCTCTCAAATTGGATAACATCGCCCTGAGAGTAAGGTTCAACTCCTCATGATCGGCTTCCTCCCTGTGCTCATATAAGAAGGCAACCACAAACATGACTGCAACACGAACACTGTTATCGTTTTCAAATTCTGTCATATCATCGCATCTTAGGATATCCTGAATCTTACGCTGTGCTGATCCAATGAACGCCTCTATCAAATCGTCGTCATCTTCAAAATCTACTCTAAGATACTTCTTCATTTCTTCAACTGATATAATCACGCTTGCTACCTCCCTTCTAAAAGATAGGCGGCACCACCGATAGCAGCACCGCCACTAAATTATCCCTGGGACTTTGCAGATCCCTTGATATCAAGAGTCTTAACAGCCTCAGAAAGAATGAGCTTACCGTCCACTCTTTCAGATGCGAGGAATCCCACCTGACCGGTAGTAGCAAAAAGCTCATTTAATCTCTTAAAGCTACGTCCCTGGCGATCTGCAATCCAGTAGTGGCTGTAATCACCAAATGCCATAACTCTGTTACCTGCTGCAAGTTCAGGAACATAGATGGAAGTCTTATAAGGACGATTTAAGATTCTATCCGGTTCTCCATCTCTTACAGAAGGCTGCCAGATATAATTGCCATTTCCATCCTTTAACTTTCTGATTGCCTTAACAGTGGAATCGTTAAGGATCCAGGTTGCCTTATTACGATACGGAGCACGAAGGCTGTAATAAAGATCCATCACATCATCAAACGTGATGTTTGTACTTGTTGCAGTCACTCCGGTTTCAGCACCACCTGTTGCATTGAAGATACCGATTGGCTTTCCGCTACCATCACCTACAAAGAAGGCCTCCTCCTCTTTTGCACCGATACGACGAGCGAACTCCCTGGAAATATACTGCTCAATGTTGAAAACAGAATCATTTAAAAGCTCGTCAGAAATCTTAATCATGGTTGCGAGCTTATGCGCACCAATTGATGTCTGACCAAATGCATCATCGCTTTCAGGGAACTGCTCGCCCTCGTCAATCCACGCTGCTTCTCCCTTAGAAGTAACAATCGGGATTTTACGATCACCGCTGGAAGTTCTGATTACATGAGCAAGACTTCTAAAGAAATTCTCCTCCTCCAATCTTTCCACCAGGGTTCTCTCATATTCATCCGGGGCTAGGAATCCACCCTCAGAATCTGTACCAATGGATAATGCATTCTGCACATCAAAGGACATTTTATTTCTGATAGCTCCAGTCCAGAATGCATTCTTATATTCATCGCTGGCTCTACCAGTATTACCAGCAGCACCTTCCATCTTGGCGCTAGGCTTATTTGTGATCGGAGCGCTTGTAGCCTTAGCCATTTCTGCATCGATTGCAGCCTGGCGCTCAAGTCTGTCGATCTCCTTACCAAGATTAACGACCTCTGCTTCCATGCGGTCATAGGTTGCTGCATCCTCAGCACTCATCATGCCATTTTCATTCTGCTTTGCATCTAAAAAAGCCTTTGCCTGCTCCCAGGTCTTTGCTCTCTTTTCCTTCATCTCTAAAATCTTACTCATAATTCAAACTCCTCCTTAATGTCTTAAGAGATTTAATCTCTTTTGTAACTGATCTACGGGTACCTGATTTTGCGGCTTTGCCACAGAAACCTTATTCATAAACGACTGCGCTGCGTGCTTTCCTGAAAACATCATCGCCTGCTGCTTAAAAGGAAATTTCTTCTCCTTCTCGTCGTCATCGCCATCTTCCTTGCCTTCCTCTGGATCCTCGCCCTCATCCGGTTTCTTCTTAGCAGGTGCTTTCTCCTCCTTTGCAAAGAGGATTTCATCTGCAAATCCAAGTTCCACCGCTTTCTTGGCATTAAACCAAGTCTCATCATCCATGAGCTTTGAGAGCTTATTTCTACTAAGGCCAGTCTTGTCGACATAGGCATTTAAGATAGACTCTTTCACTTCATTTAGCATAGCAATCGCAGCTTCCATATCCTTCGTATTACCAATGGCCATCGTTGCTGGATTGTGAATCATCATCATAGCCACAGGGCTAACCTGGACTGTATCACCTGCCACAGCAATCACCGACGCTGCACTGGCTGCCAGGCCATCAATCTTGACGGTTACATGCCCGGCATAATCACGAAGCATGTTGTAAATCTGTGCTGCTGCAAAAACATCACCACCAGGTGAATTGATCCAGACGGTAATATCACCGCTATCCGCATACAGCTCATCTTTGAAAATCTGAGGAGTCACTTCATCGCCATACCAGGTTTCATCTGAAATTTCTCCATTCAAAAAGAGCGTCCTAGAAATTCCAGAATCGCCCTCATTCTTTACCCAGTTCCAAAACTTACGTTTCATCGCTTGCCTCTCTTTCTATTGTTTTCTGGTGGTTTTTCTTCCAGCTCAGGTTCCGATTCTTCCTGCCGCGTCTGCCCAGCAAAAATACCAGCATCAGACAGCTTGCACATATTTCCGTTAATGAGGTATAGATTTCCACCTTCCTCATCAGACAAAGGATTTAAGTCCTCCATCTCCCTGATATCGTTGGCAGATAACCACCCGTTTTGTCTGCCAATGGAATAACCATTCATTCGTGACTGATAATCGCCACGAAGCAGGCCATCCACATTTAACTTAATAAAATACTTTCCCTTTTCCCCTGGAAGAAGGAGTGCCTTTTGTAAGCTCTGCTCCCATCTGATTACCCAGGGATCCAGTGTGTACTTTACAAACTCTAGCGACTGCTGCTCAATATTGGAAAAGCTCGACTTCTCCAAATCCCCAACCATGTGTGGTGGAATACGATAGAGTCTTGCAATTTCATTGATCTGAAATTTCCTGGTTTCCAAAAACTGCGCTTCTTCCGGAGGAATACCAATCTGCTGGTATTTCATTCCTTCTTCCAAAACCGCAATCTTATGCGCATTATTGGTTCCCCTATACACTGCGTTCCAGGATTCCCTCACCTTTGACGGATCCTTTAACACCCCAGGGTGTTCCAGCACGCCGCCAGGATTTGCCCCATTCGCAAAGAAGGAGGCTCCGTATTCCTCACAGGCAAGTGTCATGCCCACAGCGTTTTTTGCCATTGCAATCGGCGAATATCCAATCAGACCATCAAAACCAAGTCCCGGAATATGCAGTACATCTTCCTTTTTCAGTTTGATGTCACCATACTGTTTGAAGTTTGGATTCTCCTCTGTATTTCTGGAATACACGTAGTAGATTTCACCCTTCTCATCACGCTGCACATCCACCTTGTTTGGAAGCAGCGGGTAAAGAGCAAGCACCCTACCAGCTCCATCTCTAATGATCTGCGCATAGGCATTTCCCCAAATTAAAAGATGACTCATTAGCGTTTCTCTAAACACAAATGAAGTCATCTCCGGATTGGGCTCATCATGAAGCACCTGGTATAGGCTGTGGTCATAAACCATCTCTTTACCGCCACCTTCTTTGTACTGGTAGACGTGAATCGGAAGTGATGCGACAGCTTCCGACAAAATTCGCACGCAAGCATACACTGCTGTGGTCTGCATTGCAGTCGTTTCATTCACCGGCTTACCGCTGGTTGTCCTTCCAAACAGGAAGGAATAACCGGCATCTGCAGCCTTGTCCTGGGGCTTATCTCTCGCCTGACCAAAACCAAATAAACTCTTAATTCCCATAGAGCACCTCCTAATTCTTTACATGAAAAAAGCACCTACCGAAGTAAGTGCTCCTTATAACTATTTGGCTATATATTGTTTCATCTCATTATATCTTCCAATTAATAAATCCGTTGTCTCTTTTCTTTCAAAAGTCTTTCTGTCATCAAAATCAATCTCAGGTTGTGCCACAATAAACTCGACAATCTTTGCAAAAATCACTGTAGCCTGATCTTCATTTGACAGAACATCCAATATTTTCTTACAATAAGTTTCCATCTTATTTTCATTAAATCTTGGAACTTTTTTGCCAGACACATACATTCTAAACAACATCATCGCATGATATCTGGACTTATTGTATTTCTTATCAATCACTTTATTTGTAATCAATTTTTCTATTTTATATTGTGTCAAGGAACTCGTATAATAAATCCATTTTTGATCAGTAGGATTAAATATCTTATCTCCAACTTTTTTTACAATAGCGCCATAATTACCTGAAACTCCATGTGGATTGTTTAGAAACATTGCGGTTACTGATTTTATCTGTTGTGGAATATTAATGATTCTTGTTTTTGGAATGGATTCCAAACGATATTGACCTGTTCGTCTTTCATAATACAATCTATCTTCTTCTGGAAAAGTACTATAAAATGTTTCCAATCCTTTTTGAAATTCAGATAACGCCTCAAGCTGTTCAGGTTTTATAGATGTCTGACTATTTGTTGCCTTTGTTATCCTATTTTTAGTTGTGTCATCTGTTGTCTCAATGACCTTAATAGGTATCAACAAATCATCTATCCATTCTATATTCCTATTGTCATACAAAACGTGACTTGTCTGGCACCCATTTACAATTTGATAATCTGTTAAAACTGTGGTGGTTCCTGTCATTGTTAGCTTATCTGCAATGATAGTTATTCCATTATTAAGCATACAAAATGAATTAACATCTTTTGTCTTTAATGTGTCCATTATTGCTTTATTAACCGGATTTGTATCACCTAAAAAGTCACGAATATTATCATCAAAAACAGGTTTAAGCGCATCGGCCTCGCCTATTATAATTTTTCGATATTCGCTGAACGGGATAACTCCACTATATCCAATACTTTTATTATCTTCATCACTAAACATAACAATATTTTTTTCAAATTTGAATTTAGCAGACATAACATTCTTTGTATTTCGATACATTGTCTGTATTTCTGCTGCTCCACAAGGAGTAAATCTCACTTCTGAAAAAATATTAAGATCCATTAATTCTTTCACATTTCGATCTTTCACCTTTGTTAATGTTTTGTCGCCAGTCCATTTTCCTGTTGTTACATAATACATGGACAGCTTTGGATTAGCTTCTGTCATATACTCCGCATGATTATAAATGTATTCCTTCATTTCAAAAAAATCTTTAACCTCTTGCGTTGTAAATTCCGAAGCATCATCACCGAAAAATGATTTTGTGAACTCAAAAAAATTCAACATTAAAGTATTATCAAACGATGAAGAAGTCTTTGCTTGAATAAACACAAAATTCACATCCAACATTCGAGAATTTTGTATCTGAAACTCAATCTCTGATACCGACGTAACCAGTTTATGATTAACAATAATCCCTATACCATCGATTCCTTGCGCATTTTTTCCTGTTGAAAATTCTTCTAACTTTATATCAACAATCCCATTTTCTCTATTTACGCAACAAAAATTGCAAAAGTGTTCAAATGCTTTATCTTCTTCTTTCCCATCTATTTCATATGAGTTGCAAAACTCACCTAAAAACTTTTTTGTTATCTGGTCCACTCTAATACCTCCTATAACTAAGTCAGTATTATCATAGCAGAAAACATGACTATTTTCAACAAAATGCACCTTATCACCTCCTCCTGTTATAATATGATTATTCCCCTATTATCATACACACTTTCACAATTTCCCTGATTTCTCACAGCTCTATCAACCGCCATAATCGCAGCCACGATACCGTCAATTTTCTCCGGCGATTTGGCCTTTGTAACCTTGATGTTCTCTGCTGCGTCCTGCTCTACTACTACATTTCCACTCATCCAACGAAGCACCGGATTTCCTCCATGCGCGATACGAGCTTCCATGAGTAATTTATAAAACTCCTTAGTGGCTGGGCTCATATCCTTGTAACCCTGGCCAAACGGAACCATTGTAAATCCATCATCCATCAGGTGCTGGGTAAGCATGGTGGCATTCCATCTATCCACCGCAATCTCCAAAATGTGATACTTAGTTCCCAGGTCCTCAATGAATTTTTCAATAAAGTCATAATTGACCACGTTACCTTCCGTAGCCATCAGATATCCCTGAGCACGCCATACATCGTATGGAACCGATGCTCGCCTTACCCTGATTGGAATCGTATCTTCCGGGATCCAGAAGAACGGTAAAAGAATATATTTTTCTTCTTCTGTCCTTGGGGGAAATACAAGCACCAAAGCAGTAATATCTCCTGTGCTCGAAAGGTCCAATCCTCCGTAGCACTCTCTCCCAAGAAGGCTATCCATATCAATGGATTCATTTCCCTGATCGTATATCTGCTCCGGAATAAACCGGGTAAGACTGGATACCCACATGTTAAGACGAAGCTGCTTAAACACGTTCTCCTCTGCTGGATTTTGCAGAGCCTCCTTATAGGCATCTCGCACTCTGTCAATCTGAATGGTCTGTCCCAGGGAGGGATTTGCTTTGTACCAGTTTGCTTCATCATGCCAATCGTCATCATCGGTAAGGCCAAAAACTACCGGATAGAAGGTTGGATCAATCTTCCTTCCATCCAGGATATCCTTAGCCTTGGTATGCAGTTCATAGCAAATACTCTCCTTCTCTGTACCCGCTGTTGTAATCAAGAAAAACAATGGCTGCTCTCTTGCATCGCCGGAACCTTTAGTAAGGACATCGTACAAAGTTCTGGTTTTCTGCGCATGCACCTCATCCAGCACCAGGCCGGAAACATTAAGACCATGCTTGGTACCAACTTCTGCAGATAGTACCTGGTAAAATCCCTGGTTGGAATAATTCACGATACGCTTACCAGCACTCATGATTTTGCTTCGTTTCATAAGTGCCGGTGTCATCTTCACCATCTGATTGGCTACATCGAATACAATGGAAGCCTGGCCACGATCTGCGGCTGCACCATATACCTCGGCGCTTGGCTCATTGTCTGCATAAAGCAAATAAAGAGCGACTGCCGCAGCAAGTTCACTCTTTCCATTCTTCTTTCCAATCTCTATGAAAGCGGTACGAAACTGCCTACAATTATCCTCACCCACGATACCGAAAATATCGCGAATGATCTGCTCCTGCCAGGGAAGCAGCCAGAACCTTTTTCCGGCCCACTTACCCTTTGTATGACGCAGGTTTTCAATGAACTTCACAGCTCTATCAGCCTTGCCCTCATCGTAATGAGAAGTCGGCAGCATAAACTTTGTGGGCTGATAGTCCATAAGCCTCGGATAATCCTTTGGCCTAGTTTCAGCCATCAGCCATTACCCTCTAGCAATAAAAACTCCATCTCGTCCACGCTGCCTTCCTGGACCTCTCCTGCTATCATTCTGCTTCTGGAAGAAGGCGTCAGTCCAAACTCACTACAGAACTTAAGCATTACCTTTAAGTTTGTCTGCGCAATCGATACCTGGGGCACCTGCTGCCAGTAACCACTTGGAGTCTTTACAATTGTTCCATGTTTCTCTATGAATTCCTCGGCTTCCTTCCATCTTGCATAGGACTGACAATAACCTGCAAAGGCTGCCATATCCATTTCTGTAAGGGTACCCAGGTTCACCATCTTATCTGCAAGTCTGTCCCATTCTGCCTTAGCTTCATCATTAAGCCAGGAAGGACACTCCGGTGCTTTCTTTTCCGGAACTGGCTCATACATATTAAGCGGTCTCTTTCCTGGATTTCCCTCCAGGACCTTCACCGCAGTAGGCTTTGGTTTTCTACCTCTCGTTGCCATTTCAAATCTCTCCTTTCAGTGCAAAGTAAAAGGGCCCCGGTTAAGGAGCCCTATGTAAATTCGTAGGTTGTTTTTAGTTGTATTCGTTTAACAAAATGCTATAAGCAATGTTTGTTTCCTCATCCGCAGGCTCAATGTCCCAGCCCCTATCGTAGTTGGCTTTCCACTCTCCGTCGATCTTGATGGAAAGTTTGCTAATCTTGCCTCCGTTGATTCCGTAATCCTCGCTTGGTTCCTCGAAGGCTTTCACCCAGTAGTGGGCCACCTTCATTCCTCCGTCCTTTACCGGAATTCCAATTGTTCCCTCGTGCCATCCGTTTGCCATTGTTGTATCCTCCTTTTCTTTTGGTAGGTACATATTCGCTCTAAACCAAGGATATATCCAGTCAATTCTGCATCATAAACCTACCAAAGATGTGCAAGAAATACAGTGATAAATTGTGTATATTACAACGAGCAAGCAGGCCCTGCGGCCCGCCTCCCGGAATTGTCTTTCTTAGTTTATTGTCATCTTAAATGCTGGAATTTTCTTCTTTTCTCCAGTCTGCCAATCATCGTAGCGGCTGTTGATTTCAACCAGGCCTTCAAGGTGGCATCCTCTTTTTTCAAGTTCTGCGATTGTTTCGATCAGGCTTGAAAATGTAGAGCTGATAGTGAATTCGAAAATTTCAAATCTTCTCATGTTCTCCAAAATCTCATCAATGTCATGATCCCAAATGACCTCGCTGAAATCTGGCAGGTCGTTTTCCGCGTCAACGCTTGTAAAGTATGCGGCTCCAAAAGTTGCGTTCACATTAATGTCTCTGTACTTAATTCCTGCTTCTGCTGCTTTGTCTAAAACTTCAATTCTTCTCATGGCTTGTGGTCTCCTTTTCTTTTTGTAGGTACATATTCGCTCTTATCATTACATTTATCCAGTTAATTCTTACCATAAATGTACCAAAGATACCGGCGGCACATTGTGCATATTATTCTATGATTTTTCTGCAAGAATCCTCGCCATAAGCCACTCCCAAGCTGCTGCCGCAGTCCCAGGAAACATGAATGGTGCCAATGTCGTCCACTCCAGTAACGGTTCCTTTACTTCCTGCTGGAATGTGGCGGAACGGATCATTCATCTCAATAAGCTCCACCCTGGTTCCCTTCGGATATTCCTTCTTCAATCTTTCTACAACGTGTTCTGGTATTCCAAACATACGAATCATCCTTTCCATGCGCTATCCCCGGTCAAATTTTCAAGCATCACATGTCTGCAGGTTTTGAACTCATCCCCATTCAGGCCAAGCCTTATGAGAAAACACCGGAATGCGTACTTTTCATTCTCTATTCTGGTCTTTTTCATGACCGCTTTTTTATGTATCATTGCCTGCTTGCAAAGGGCCAGTGTAAATTGCAGATACGCTTGCACCTGATCTGGTTCCAGGGTGGAATTGAATAATCGAAACTCCACCGTTCCCTTTGAAAACAGCGCGTGTAAATTAAGTCCATGATATCTGGTGCTATGGTATTTCCCTTCTGCGATTTCATATGGGGATTCCATATACCAATCCTTTCGAAGCTCCGAAAGGCTCTCCGGCTTCTTTTGCAAAATCAAATCCACCAGGTCATCATTGATGCGCTTGCAATATTTCATTCGGTCCTTCGGTATACCAAGAGCCTTATACAAAAGCTGCTCTCTGCTGCCAATCAAGGTCACCAGGTTCACAATCGCCTGGGGAGTAAAGTTCTTCCCATCCACATGAATGTGAAGTCCGCAGCTTCGATTTACCCTGGCTCCGAGTTGTTGCATTTTTTGCAACAACTTCCGCAAGCACTCCAAATCCTCATACTGCAAAATCGGTGTTACCAGCTCACATTGTTCTTCCTCAGCATAGGCATCAATACTGGCGTCCCTGACCACCCGCCATATCCGATGTTTCTCATCTGCAATATCTCTTTCCTTAAGCTCACCGCCTTCATAGAAAAATCCGGTTCCAAAGAAGTCGGCCACTATGGTTGCAGCCGCTTCTCTGGTAATACCAGTGAACTCAATTTCTATTCCAAACTTAAGCCTCTTCATCGGCGTTTGCTTTCTTGGTCAGGTACTTCTGCTTGTGGGCAACCTTTTGTTCTTCCGTTCTAAAGGCGCTGTGGCCGCTTAGGTGGGAAAGAAGGAGCTTTCTGGTTGTCTTATACTCTGTACCGTCCAGGCCCAGTCGTACCAGCCAAATGCGGAAAGTGTACTTTTCGTTCTCAACCGGTGTTTTCTTCACGCGGATGTATTTACTTTCCAAGGCAAGTGTGTTGATTTTTCCTGCCAAGGTGGTAAAAGCAGTAACCAGGTCGCTGTCGTCGGTTAATGGAAATCCGGTGAAGGTAATCTTGTCTGCTTCAAACTTGATTCCCTTTGTCATGTTGTTGCTTCCACATTCTTCCCAAAGTCTTATAAATTCCTCGGCTGTCTGTGGCGGTTCCTCCATGATTGCTTCCATGAAGCGCTCGTTTATTTCAAAGGCTCTTGGTACGTTGATGGCCTTGTTGATTAACTCGCCCTTCGTGTAAAAAATGGAAACCAGGTTAATCAGGCTAAGCCCTGTGTGCCCCTCCATCGGAAGGGAAATCTCAAGCACCTCCCTGTCCTCATCCCAAGCTCCGTCGATCAGGCGCTTTGATGTGAGTGTAAGAAGAAGCTCCATTCTTGTTTCAATGTTCTCCACCACCAGGGTTCCGTCTCGAAGAACTGTCAAATCCTTATTCTTATATGCGAAGGTTGGTGGTCCCTGGTACTTCATCTTTTCTCCGGTTGCTTCTTCAATTGCTGCAATCAGCTCTTTTCTGTCTGCTACTAAACACATAATTTCCATGCTGTGTTCCTCCTTTTCTTTTGGTAGTACATATATCACTCTACCGGCGAGAAATAGCAAGTTAATTCTGTGTATTTTCTGAGGTTTTTTCAGGCTTTCCAGGCACTTCGGAATATGGAATTTTCACTCCATCTCGGACCACGAAAACACCATCCTCGGAACCGGTCTGCTCGATATATCTGCGAACAATCACATCCACAAATTTCTCATCCAGCTCAATGCCATAGCAGATACGATTGGTCTGCTCGGAAGCAATCAGTGTGGAGCCTGAACCTAAGAACGGATCAAGCACAATGCAGTTGCTCATGCTGGAATTCTGGATTGGATATGCCATAAGCGCTACCGGCTTCATCGTTGGATGATCCTTACTTGCCTTTGGTCTATCGTATTCCCAGATGGTTGTCTGCTTCCTGTCTGAATACCAGTTATGCTTGCCACCCTTCTTCCAACCATAGAGGCAAGGCTCATGCTGCCACTGGTATGGGCTGCGTCCAAGAACCAGTGCATTCTTCTTCCATATACAGCAACCAGACAAATAAAAGCCTGCTGCCGCAAATGCCTTACGGAAGTTCAGTCCTTCAGTATCAGCATGGAAAACATAAATGGAAGCATCCTGTTCCATCGACTGTTCCATATTTACAAACGCTGCAAAGAGGAAATTATAAAAATCCTCATCAGCCATATTGTCATTTTTGATTTTTCCGGCGGTCTCCTCAACATTGACATTGTATGGAGGATCCGTCAGAACCATATTTGCTTTCTGGCCATTCATCAAAACATCATAAATCTCAGGCAGTGTGCTATCTCCGCAACAAACTCTGTGTCTGCCAAGAAGCCACACATCACCAGGTTTTGCAATCGCGGGTTTGGAAAGCTCCTCCTCCACATCGAAATCATCCTCTGTGATGTTCTTATCATGCACGCTGTTAAAAAGCTGCTCGATTTCCGGAGGATCAAAACCTGTAAATGCAACATCAAAGTCGCTTGACTGCAAATCCTTAATCAGGTCTGCTAACAATTCCTTGTTCCATTCACCTGTGATTTTGTTAAGTGCAATGTTCAGTGCTTTTTCCTTGGTCTTATCAATATCGATGACAATACAATCAATGTCCTTATACCCAAGGTCTGAAAGAACCGTCACTCTCTGGTGTCCACCGATGATGGTCATATCACTATTTACAATGACCGGTTCCACATATCCAAATTCGGTAATACTATTTTTGATTTTCTCGTATTCCGCATCCCCAGGCTTTAGTGCCTTTCTGGGATTGTAGGAAGCTGGCACCAGGTCAGCAATCTTTAGTTTCTTAAACTCCATTGTTGTTGCTCCTTTCAAATTTCAAATCATAAAAATAACCGACTTCTGGAAAACGCTCCTCGAAATCGCTCAAATATCTATAACAGGCACTGGACCTGCCATTCAGTTCTGCAAATTCACGCAGACTTTTTTTCTTAAAAAAGGATGGCTGATTACACCATCTCGCAATGCTAATATATACACCACGATAGGGACTTTCCTCATATCGATTAAATCTCATCACATAAGGCAAACATCTATGCCGCATCAGAAGTTCAATTCGTGTAAACAAATCAAATATATCCTGTCGCCAAAATGCTCTGTCCCATTTATCGTTCCTATCAAATCCGGTAAAGCAGTAAAACTTCAAAACCCGATCTGTATATTTCCTGGCCAGGGCCATCTTACTTTCGATAAGCTCTGCATCAGCTACATTATCAAAAGCAAAAATGTAATCTCCATCGTACTTGCTGCCAAAAAGCAATTCACATTTCTCTGGTGTAAGAAGCCTCTCATCAAGTCCCTGCTTAAACTGAAATGGCTTCCCAGTGTTACTTAATTCCAAAAGCATATCTCTCCAGGAAGGACACCCTAGGAAATTATCATCGAGTAGGCATATCTTTTTCTGACTGTCATCGACAAATTCTGACAAGGCAGAATGTACGTACACCCGATCATAATTCTGGTTCACACAAAAGGAACACTTACGAAAGCAGCCTCTTGTCAAAAATCCAATAGAATAACCTAGGTAATATGTGTATTCATTTCTCTTTCCACCAGCAGCTATCTGAGCCATTACCCATTCCTCATACAAACGATAATCTGGCATGTGGTGTTCCACTTCTTCTGGAAGCTCTGGGGCTTTATCATAAAAAAAGCCCGTACCACCATAATTTACATTTGGTAGTTCGAGCACCTCATCCGCAACCGGCGTATCAGTAAACACCTTTGATATAAAAACTTTGTCAAATTTTGTCAGGTCTGTAAAGTCCAGTTTCAATTCCACTTCACATCCCTGCTCTTTGTAATATCCTGACAATTTCATGCACACCAGGTTAGGGAACCTGTGTCGTTTCCTTCCAATCAGGTCTGCATCGATAATTGCTATCTTCATACTGCCTCCTTGGATATTCGTCTAAGTACCAGCTTTACTTCACCTTCTGCTTTTTCTGCCTCCTGCTGTCTGCGTTTAATCTCAGCAGCGCTTGGCTTCTCATCCGGATCTGTCCAAAAACGGTCCTTCACATAGCAATCCCTGCCACAATATTTCCTATTGGGATTACCGAAGGAGATAAAAGTCCTATGGCAGTATGCGCATCTGCACTCGTAACGCTGCTTCTTGGATTGTGCATCCTTATCCGGATTTACTTTCCACCAGGCCCTTCTGCATTTTTCGCTACAAAAGAGCTTCACTCCCGAATGAGCATTACGGATCAGCGTCGCTCCACAGTTCTTACAGTGGTTTGGCATTTCACGATGCAAATCATAATTCATCGTAACTAAAGCAGCGCTTCCAGCAAGGCCATGTGTCTTGCAGTAGTATCTGACATTCTCTTTTGTTACAGTTCCGATTTCATTTGCGATTGACTGGTAACCAAGGCCCTTCAGTCTCAGTTCCACAACTTTCTCTTTTTCATCTGCTGTCATAGGTTTCTCCTTTCCGGCCATGGCCATTTTATAAAATACCGGCGCACAGTTTACCCCAGAAATAAGCGCCTTTCCCCGCAAACCCTAAACCTTTACAGTATATTTCCCGCGTACAGCTCCACTTACCCCTTTACAATTTCGCGAAAATGCGCGTTTGAGGGGGCATCGGTCTTCAGGCTTTTGTCATGTAAAGATTAAGACCGCCCCTCCCCTGTCATAATATCTCTCTGGCCGAACTAAAAATAATTAACACCCTTCGACTAAAATCGGTAGGTTGGATTGTTATCCTCAGTCCATGTCTTTTTATCATGACAAGGCTTGCAAAGAGGCTGCCAGTTACTCTCGTCCCAGAACAACTTCTGGTCTCCTCTGTGGGGAGTGATGTGATCCACCACCGTAGCTTCGGTGAGCTTCCCTTGTCTCTGACACTCCACACACAGTGGATGGCTACGAAGGAACTTCTTACGAGCCTTCTGCCATCGGCTACTGTACCCACGCTTGCTGGCGCTTTCCCTATCCCTACGGTGCAGGGGCTCGTGCACGCTGCAATAAGGACCGGTACCATAAGCCACCAGCTTAGGGCATCCTGGGTGTTTGCATGGGACGCTTGGTCTGTATGGCATGTTCACACCTCCCATGTAAGGGTGCGGCGAAAGGATTAAACTCCGCACCCGCACCAAAAGAATGGCAAAGAAAAAGGCCCTGTGGGATAACCACAAGACCTATCTACAATTCTTTGCAGTATAATAATATCATACCCGCTTTGCCCTTGTCACTGAGGATTTCTGAACAAGTGTAATTTCGAGTTTTGCTTAGGCAATAGCAATACGGCAATAGCAAAATTTATTTTATTAACGCGCATATTTTCTGGACTGTAATATTATTTTTAAATTCATCGTATGGCGTAATATCCTGAATTCTAGTCCTATGTGCACCAAATGCAAGTGTGAGTCTATTGGCATTTTTATAGCTAATGTTCAACGCATCCGCCACTTCTGATATCCACATACCACGCTTCGCATAACCTAACTCTAAGAATTTATATAATGTTTCGACTGTCATTTTAATCCTCCTTCTTACGTCTACTTGTTATTTTTTCGATATGCTGTTCTTCGCCAGAACAAACATATAACATAAAATCAGTGATATCCTCAGATGACCACGATAGTTTTTGAAGCCCTTCAATCAAATTAACAATGACCTGTGTGGGAATTTCCTCGTTAGCATCTTCTTCATTTTCAACTGATGGTTCCTGGACTGATTCCGCTGTCATTTTGAATAATTGTTTTCCCGCCAAGCGCTCTCCCAGGCAAGTTTCCTCCACAAGATATGAGCTCAATAATTTCAATGCACGAGTTGGCATTGGTAACTCTGCTTCACTCTCCAGTGTTAAATTCAAAGTTGACTCGTCCTCTGAAAATGAATGCTTAGAGATCTTTTTAGGATTCTTGGCAATTAAAGAACGTGAATTATAATTTTCTACCCCTTTTTCTATCGCATCTTTTGCATCTGCATCAAATTTCGCTGTTGTACTAACAAACTGCGCGCTAATTGTGTATTCGTTCATAATATTTACCTTCTTTCTCCGGAAGTCCTCCGGTAAACTTCTTGCATTATAATATCAGGTAGACTTCTGAAAGTCAACTGGTAGATTAAAATGTTTGTAAAAATATTTTTCTCATGTTATACTCGGCTTAGTAGCATTGGTAGCCAGAAGGGAGGCGCCAATGAATGAAAGACATCTTAAGGTGTACGAGGCATCCGGGAATAAGCGTAATGTTCCACGCATCAATCTCCAGGATGACTGGTTATCTGCTCTTGGTTACAAAATCGGTGACCATGTCAAAGTATCTTTTTCTGAAAACCGGATCATTATCAAACCAGAAATAATTGATCCATCACCTAGCCAAATATCCGGCTAATTACTCACTATTTTTACATAACGAAATAAAAAGGAATTTTACTAGGCTACTTTTTGCTACAATTTTTTTGAAAGGAAATTTTACATGTTTTATACAAAAGAACGAAATTTACTATCGGACGGTTATTTCACTATCCTCCGAGAAATTAATAATTGCATCATTGTGCGATCAAAGAACACAGGCCACTGCTGGTTACTTCAAAAAATGCCTGCAGAAGTGATAGGCTGGGCCAGAATTAAGATTGGTCATAAGCATACAATAAAAACAGCGCATTTCCACGACCATGCCAAAGCACGAAATGTAGAATGCGCTATAAAAATGATTAAGGACCATGACGATTATGTCCTCCATCCTGAAAAATATAAAACTGGCACTTTCAACTAAGTAAAAATGCTTCTGTCTGCGATGCTCTGATCTGGTAGCTACGAACCAGGCAATCAATCGCTCTCTTACGACAATTTCTGATTCCCCAGCTATTTGTATAAAAGCAGCTCTCTGCTTCTTCCCATGTCATGCCATCAAGAAAGATCGCCTGACTCATTTCGAGTATATCCTCCGGTAAATGATTTACACTATCTTCGAAAAACGAGATTTCTTCTTCCAGGGCTTCTTTTCGTTTTATCATTGGCATTACCAGTTCCTCGTTAATGCGATCCAGCTTACGCTGATAAGATATCGCAATCTTTGCTGTCTTATCCGATAAATCACTACTTTGTACTCGTTCCCCATCTGGATGAGAGAAGGCCATCGTTGTGATGAGCTCATCTGCTGAAATAAATTCACAGCTTTTGATTTGCTTATCGAGACGCTCCACTTCTCTCACCATTTGAGGATATTCTTTTATGATTTTTTCAACATATCCTTTCATTGCTGCTCCTTCCTACGAGATAAGTCTTGCTTTCACCGCTTTAAGAAGTGCCTCCTGGGTAACATCCTTATTTTCCAGTGCTTTCAAAACATCCTCATCAATTGTTCCTTTGGTGACTACATGCTGAATGGTTACTGTATTTTTCTGGCCCTGTCTCCAGAGTCTCGCATTACATTGCTGGTAAAGTTCCAGACTCCAGGTAAGGCCAAACCAAATGAGATGGCAGCCGCCTTCCTGAAGATTAAGTCCATGACCGGCGCTTGCTGGATGAATCAGCGCCACCGGAATCTCACCCTTATTCCATTTGGTGATGTCCTCAGATTTATCAATCGGAACTGCTGCAAAGTGCTCCATCAATCTTTCCCTGTCGTGCTTAAACCAATATGCAATCATGACCGGATTTCCATTGGCAGCTTCGATTAAGTCCTCGATGGCATCTAACTTTCTATCATGGATTTTTCTGACTTTCCCGTTCTCATCGTAAACTGCTCCGTTTGCCATCTGATGGAGCTTATTGCTAAGTCCGACTGCTGACTGCGCATCAATATCTCCACCTTCCATCGGCAGGATCAAATCTGCTTTCAGACTATCGTACATCGCACGCTCTTTTTCATTCATGGTAACTTCCACATTGGACATGATAAGTTCTGGCATATTTAAATGGTCTGTTGCCTGCATACTCACACAAATATCAGAAATCTTTTTATAGATCGCATCCTCCGCACCCTCTCTCGGTTTGTAGGAAAATATCACATCACGATTTCTTTTATCCGGCATAAAGTATCGCTCCCTGTATCCACCAATAAATCTTCCAAGTCTCTCACCCATATCAAGTAAATTGATCTGTGCCCAAAGGTCAATCAGCCCATTTGGTGTAGGTGTGCCGGTCAGTCCAATTACACGTTTTACCTGGGGACGAACCTTCCTCAGTGATTTGAACCTTTTACTTTGGTGGCTCTTAAAGGAACTCAGCTCATCAATACAGATGCAGTCGAAATAAAATAATTTATTATCCACCAGCCAGGAGACATTCTCTCGGTTGATGATATAAATAAATGCTGGCTTCGACAGTGCTTCGCGTCTTTCCTTTTCAGAGCCAACCACCACAGAATAGGTCAGGCCCCTTAAGTGATCCCACTTTTCAATTTCCTTTGGCCAGGTATCTCTGGCAACCCTTAATGGTGCTATCACCAAAATTCTGCCCACCTCAAAATAATCAAGAGCCAGTTCCCACAGCGCTGTCAGGCTTATCACACTTTTTCCAAGTCCCATTGAAAGTAATAATCCGCAGGCTGGATGCGCGATGATAAACTCAGCAGCGTAGGTCTGGTAATCATGCGGCTTGTATTGCATCAAGCATCACCTCAACTTCCTCTTTGCTATCCAGGCAGAATACTAAAAATCCTAATCTCTCCAATTGACTTTTTCTCTTTTCCTGGAGCAGACGCATCTTTTTCCCTGGTGCCTTCAACTCAATAAAACCTATCTTTCCATCCGGAAGAAGCACCAATCTATCTGGAACACCTGAAAGGCCCGGACTTACAAACTTCAGAGCCACACCATTCCTTTTCTTTGCAGCCTTTACAAGAGCTGCCTCAACTTCTTTTTCTCTCATAAAACCTCCATTGCTTACTTGCTATTGCTTTACCCCTAAAAACTTTCTATCCCCTATACGTGTTATATACACGTTCTTGCTTTCTCTTATTTATATACATACATAACTTTTATAAATAATAAGCAATACGGAAATAGGAAGCCTAGGAGCCTTGTATCTTCTATGCTAACGCCATTTCTATTTCCATAGCCATTTCCGACGGTTGCGCCATAATAAAGCACATAAGAAATAGCCTTGTTTGGCATCTTACGAAACCACTGCTTCCGCTACCGCGTCCTCATCTCTTACATAAGCGATCTGTGAGCCATAGCTTTGGAATGATAATTTGCCGGACTTATTCCCGTCGTAACGCTTCCAACCATCAATCTTTGCCATAATCGCATTAAGCTCATAGCTATCCTGCTTCTTAATGGATGCCGGATCCTTAGAGAAACACTCAGCCCAAATCTCCAAATTGCAGACCTTCTCACGAGCTACAACACCTGGTTTACCCTGGCTGGTAAACTCGTCCCCTGACAAGTACATGCGGCGCTCGGACAGAGTCATCTTTTGCCAGTCCTCCGGAAGCAGCGTATTAAGGTATGCTCGCACCAGTCCTTCTCTATCATCATTTTCCAGAGCTTCCTGCTGCTGTTCATAAGCAGATACTGCGTCTGCTCCTTTTAAGATCAGCTCCTCACCGGCATTGTATAAAGAAAGTGCCTCCGCCCAAACCTGGTCCAAGGTAGCCTTATCCAAATCCCAAGGATGCTTCTCGCACTGGCCTGTTACCTGTACCGGCCAGAAACGACGGTTACCTGTCACATCACGAAGAAAGTGCTGACTATTGGAAGTTCCACAGATAATACACTGGCGAGGGTGGTTTTCAACCACAGTTCCATAAGCGACACGAAACTTATCATCCTGGCGAGAAGCAAAGCTCTTGACAGTCTCCACTTCTACCTTCTTGATACCGTTCATCTCACCAATCTCCATAATCCAAAATCCCTGGAGCTTCTCTGCACCGGTCTTATCCCTCATATCCGAAATGGTAAGAGAATCGGAAAACCAGATGGAACCCAGCTTTGCAAAAATCATACTCTTACCAATACCCTGCGGACCGGAAAGGACTAAAACGGTATCAAATTTCACACCCGGTTCGAATACCCTAGCCACCGCTGCAGTGAGTGTCTTTCTTGTGACCGCACGCACATAGGAATTATCCTCTGCTCCCAGATAGTCAATAAGCAAAGTCTCCAGGCGCTTGGTTCCGTCCCACTCTGGCAGTGCTTCCAGGTATTCTTTGATTGGATGAAAGGATCTCTCCGCAGATGCTTTTAAGAGCGCATTCTTTAATTTTGTAGGACTGAAGATGTGGTACACGCCATCCAGATAAATGGAAAGTGACGCCAAATCAGAATCAGACCAGCCTGGTTTAATCTGCTCCCAAGGAAGCAGATCATCATTTCTTACAGAAATTGCACAGGAAAGTTCGTTATAACAAATCTCCTGCAATCTCTTGTCATGACGCAAAATAGTAAAGAAGTTAAGAAGGGACTCTTTAATATCACCATTCTTATCAAGCTCCAGCAGTGTCTGCCAGTTATCGTCCTGTAACTTATCATCAAAATCATCGCCTGCCTGAATCTCACGCTCCTTTGCAAGCTGCAGTTTTACCTTCTCATCCTTAATTGCAAAATCTACCATTGCTTTATATGATGGCAGCTTCGTTGGCGGCGTATCCACTTTGGCCTTATCATCCAAAGAACCAAACTTGTGAACCCTCACCACATCAAAGGCATTCATCAGATGCCCACACGCAGGATCCGTTGCATGATGGGAGTAGGCAAACTTATCATCATAAATAACTACACCAGCGCTACTGTCCGCAGGAATATAATCATATCTTCCAGCCATAGCGGATGGCTTATAAATGTCTGAAATAAAAGTATCAATTGCTTCCTCAATGGTATAGGCTCTACAAAACGCACCGACCATTCCTTCCTTTTCCAGCGGATCCGCTTGCTTTGCGATGGTCCTCTTTACAATTTCAGACTGGCGGGAACTCATAGGCCACTCGCTGGTATCCCTCCAATCCTTATAGCGTGCAAGGATAGTATCCGGATTTAACATTGGTCCGTCCTGGGCCTCAAACAAAAACTCTCCATCGCTGCTGGTGGAAGGCCAATACATAAGTCTGGCTGCTTCATGGCAGGTATCGTCCACCTGCTCCATACCAATATCCTTTGCAACCATTCTGGATACCGGCGCATATTCCTCTGCAGATACTTCCCTAGAAAGCGGGATAATCAATCTGACACGAGGAGCCTCTGGTGCATGCTTATGGGTGGAATACATGAGGCACTTAAAATCAAAAAACATAGTGATTGCATCCCATACACCCGGCGCTGCATGATCCAGGTCTAAGGTCAGAAGTGATCTGCCTTCCACAAACCCATTCTTACGCTTACCACCTTTCAGTGCGCCACCCACAAAACCACCGACGTCCTTGGTATTATCCTGTGCCGGCTTACTCATCTTTCGATATTCTGAAATGGTCTCAGTGGTACGAATGGTCTGGGAACACTTCTGCTTAAAGTCCTCCCAAGACATTTCCTTGTTCTTCCACTTCTTATCCATTCTGCTATTTCCTACTGCTATTCTCATAACCTGCTGCCTCCTTCGCTAATTCTCGTTTGATACGATAGATGCCAATATTGGCACCTTCGACATTTCCTGACAAAATCTGTCCTTTAATGGACTGATAAGTATTTTTAGGAATCTTCCCCTTAAGGCTCCTAAGCTCTCTAAAAGTTCTATTTACATTTACGGTCATACCGCTTCCTCCTTAATCTTTCTGATAAAATTCACATTCATATCCCGCTGCGTTTAAGATCAGTCCTGGTGTCCAATCGGGTGTTTTCGACATAATCCGACACGCATCATCAAGAACTGCATCTCTCGGAGCTTCAATGACAGCCTCATCATGCACATGCATAACAATGTCATAACCTGCTGCTTCCAAGCGCTCCATTGCTTCTGCCAAAACATCTCTACTCATCGCCTGAATAATGTTTTCCACAAACTTTGGTCCGTAGGAATTGATCTTTCCCCATTTCTTTGTGGCATCTACACCCATATAGGCAATCTCGTCTCTGTCATAATCATTGCGATATACGCTTGGCTTTGCATAGGCGAGCCTTCTTCCACTTGGCAGGCCAATAAACAACATGCCGGACTGATATTCAAAGGTCAGACACTTATAAATCTGTGGCTGCTTATCCTTTACTGCTTTGATGACACATCTATGCACATCCCACCACAGCTTTACGATGGCCGGATTACTCTGTCTCCAGGAATCCACAATCGGCTGCAATTCTTCCTCAGCAAGCCCCATATCAATAGCACCCATGCTGATCATCGCTCCAACGCCACCACCATATCCAAGTGCCAGTTCTGCGATCTTACCTTTCTGACGCAGCTCTCCATTGACACCATGCTTTTCAACCGGAACACCAAACATCTGACTGGCAGATGCGCAATAGATATCACCGTTGTTCCTAAAAACTTCCTGACGCCAGCTCTCCCCAGCAAGCCATGCAATTACCCTGGCCTCAATTGCACTAAAGTCAGCTACCATAAACTTACAGCCTTCTCTCGGCACAAATGCAGTACGAATAAGCTGGGAAAGGGTATCTGGAATAGAATCGTACAAAAGCTCTACTGCTTCAAAGCAACCACTCTTTATCAGATTTCTTGCTACCGCCAAATCAGGAATATGGTTCTGTGGGAGGTTTTGCACCTGCACAAGTCTGCCTGCCCAGCGGCCCGTTCTGTTAGCTCCATAAAACTGCAACAGTCCATGTGCCCTTCCATCGCTGCAGCGGCAGGTCTCCATTGCCACATATTTTTTCACGCTGGACTTGGAAAGAAGCTGCCTAAGCTCTAACACTTCCTTTACCGGTCCGGTTGCTGTTTCCATAACTGAAGCCACCTCTGCTTTTGTAAGAGTCTCCATTTCGACACCATTTGACAAAATCCACTCTTTTAACTGAATGGGTGAGTTTGGATTTTCTAGTCCCGTAAGCTCCTGGGCTCTTTTTAAATATCGCTCCCTGGACTCCTCATCACATTTAATGGCCTGCGTTACCAGGGCCATATCAAGCTCAATGCCTAAATCGTTGATGCGCTGATCCTGTGCATATTGTTTCCAAAGGAAATCTGGAACCGGGAACCTTGCCACCTTCTCCATAATATCCATTTCTGTTTCAACGTCTCTGGCATTGTAAGTAATAAATTGCTGCCACTTTTCTCTGTCATGCTCTGGAAGGTTTCTGGTCCTTCCACCATTTGTCTTGGTTGGCTTACATGGTACAGAGAAGAATTTAATCAAATCCTTACCGGTTTCTAACTTCTTTTTCTCAACGCCAAGGACCGCGCCAACTTGCGCCAGAGAGCCCGGAAGCCCTAAGTACAAGGAAGCCACCATCGTACAGCGCCATGCGTCCGGAGCCAGGTGTACACCTAGGTACTTTTCTAAGCAAACACGCTCAAACTGTGCATTGAAGGCAAATTTGAGAACCGTATCATCAAGCAGCGCTTCCTTTATTTTCTGTGGTAGTTCCTCCCCTTCTGCTAGAGAGATTACCTTCACCGGACCACCATCTGCGGAATAACCAAAAAGCAGCACTTCAAAGCCAGGAGCATCTACATACTTGTAAACTCCTGACTTAGATAAGTCTGCTTCACTATAAGTTTCAATATCAATATTCATTCTTTTCATGCTAATCACCTTTCTTACTTTCTAAGCGGTTGATTGGATCACCAGGAGGTGTTATCCTCCCGGCTTCCATCTGACACTCTTTAATTGTTATTAACCGAGGAAATCGTCCTCACCATCGCCAAAGTCATCGTTAGCAGAAACTCTGCCACCACCAAGGCTCTCACCATCTCTGGTCTTCTGGATATTTCCAAGTCCACATGCGATACCCTTATTGCCATTTGTGTTGAAGGCATAAAAGTTGATGCTGACTCTTGCATAGCAACCAGAATACACTTCTGTCTCATCTGTGATAGGCTGACGGTTAAGATCTACGATCTGAGGAGCTGTCTTTGAATTGCAGTTGATGAAGTATGCGTCCTCGTATGCCTCGTCATCCTTTTCGATACCATCACGAAGTGGGAGCTTAAGTGCTGCCTTGTTCGGCTTCTTACCACCAAACTTTGAAACACCGTCTGTGATTGCCTGGTCGATTGCCTTATTGATTAAGGCGATTGTCTCTGTGTCGGACTTCGGAATAATGAGGGACACACTGTACTTCTCATCACCACCATTGATTGACTTTGGTGTGAACACATTTGCATAAGAAAGTCTTACCTCGTTAGTTACTACTCTGTTACCATTCATAATCTTTGCCATAATACTAATCCTCCTGGAATTCATCATTTACTGTGTTAACTGTTACTTCCGGTCTTTTATCGCTCACCGGAACGAGCGTTAATTTTCCTGCTGGCTTTGTGACATATGAGCCCAGCACCTCGTTGAAGATATCCTTACCCATGAGCTTTTCAAAAGCAGTCAAGGTAATAAGGGACTTATTATAGATGTCCGTATAACCGGCACCCTTGGCAGCCTCCTCTACCTTTTTCTCATCAGTGAATCGTCTGGTGGACCTACCTTCTACGAGCTTGTATCCATTCCAGTGCTTACCATTCTCAATGGCCTCTGCCTGGGCATACGCCATAACATCACTGGCCCACTTGGAAAGCTCGTCCGCCTTCTCAATTACCTCAGCAACTTCTTCATCCGATAAAAGTACGGGCGGCTGGAACTCCATTTTTGCAAGTTCCAAAAAGCTCTCTGCTCTGGCCCTGCAGGTATTTCTTGCTTTACAAAATCTGCACCAGGATCCAGAAATAAACTCTCCTTCTCCCTTAGCAGCAAGCTCGGCCTTTGGCTTTAATACTTCCTCAGCCCATTTATAGAGCTCCTCGGCACTAATCGTCCAAGTGGAAATGCTGGAGAGTCTTGGTTGGAAGATGGTCATTGTGACCTGCTCGATATCGTACAAACAATCAAAGAGATTCAAAGCTCCCAGGGCATATAACATCATCTGCGGATTGTGATCTGCATAGACTGCCACGCCCCTTCCATACTTGAAATCCACTACATTCAATTCCTTATCCGCGACTAAAAGGAAGTCACCGGTACCAAAGCCGTCTGGAACATAACATGAGAAATCAAGATGCTGCTCAATGAGTGTCACAGGATCCTTGCAGGTAAGTTTGGCCTGTCCTACCAGGTCCATAATGAAATCCCTGTAATCATCAGTAAACTCCTCCATCTCATCAGTCCAATAATCAGAAGTTGGTCTCCTGCCTGCTCTCATCTTCAGTGCCTTTCGCACCTTCCATTCACAAAGAGCATGTGCTGCGGTTCCCTCTGCAGCAAAGGTTGTTGTCTCGTCCTCCATACCGGCAGTGAGCTGGGCAGATGGCGTGCAATTCATCCATCTGTCCGCTGCCGATGCACCAAGAACACTGTGTGCCTCTGGTGGCATTAGGCACTCACCTCCAATCCAAGTGATGCAAGAAGGGCCTGATCTACCCTGGCCATATCAGCGTCGGTAAGATGGTCGGTTACTGAAATCACATCACCTTTATCAATAGTGGCAAGCTGCTCTGCCTGAAGAACGGATACCTTACGAAGTCCGGAATAATGCTGTAACACAATATGTGTTGGAAGTTCCAACTTCTTAATCTGTGAAGTAAGGTACGCTACAATCAGATTCCCTGAATGGTCATTTCCTGCCTGGTTCTGAATCACCACAGCAGGGTGATTACCACAGACTACATGGCCATGTGGCTTTTTGATTGGATTGTCGACGAATACGATATCGCCTCTCTTAAAATCACCCATGTCGCACCTCCTACTTAATATCCTGCGCTGCTGCCATCAGATCCTTATAATCTTCCGGCTTGACTGCGGACAACTTATTTGCATCGAAGCTCTCAAGAAGAGCTTTCACCTGCGCTGTAAATCCAGCCTGGCTCTTTTCTGCAAGCACTGCTCTCACCTGCTCGATGGTGATAACTTCCTCCGACTCCTTAACCTTAGCTGTCTTTGGTGCCGCTTCCTTTTTAGGTTCCTCTACCGGTTTATCAGCATCTACTGTCATTGCCTGCGCTACTGGAACTCCGATTGTTTTATCTGCTACTGCCATAAGCACCACTGCTAAATCCTGGTATGCTTTGGCCACATTGTTAATTGCTTCAATTGGTGTCATACGCTACCTCCTTAATGTCCACGAGAGAAATGAGCAAGGAGTTTTGATCTCCAATCACTTCCTTTGGTGTTTACAGTTACTGGCTTATCTTCTGGCTTACTAACAACCGGCTCACTCTTTTCCGGAGCCTTCGCACAGCCCTTTTCACACTGTCCTGCGTATGGACAGATATGTCTGCTGCCGCCAGGATTTACCGTATCTTCAATAATCTGCTTATATCCGATGCCGATACGATTGTTGATGATCAGGGCATCGTACTTGATTTCTTCCATATCAGAGTTGAAGAACTTGATAGGAATCTTACGCTTACGAGCTTCCTGAATTTCTTCGATCATGCCCTCGGACACCTCATCCGCATAAACACGCATCTCTTTACATTCAGCAAGCAGTGCCTTGCCCCAGCGCATTCCCTTATAGCGGTCATACTTCTCATCCAGAAACTGTGTGAAGTATAAATGTGGTGCAATCGGAATACCTTCGTAAGCAGCATCTCTGCAATATCGTTTTACATTCTCAAGGTTCTTTTTCTCGTCTCCTCTATATGGAGAGCAAATAAAAATCTTATCCATAAAAATCTTCTTTCCTTTCCATCGCCAGTGTGCTATACTGACTCTAATCAGATTTGGAATGTTCATCATCCATTAGCTTTCCAGGGCACCGGTTGATTGCATTCCTTATTCTTTACCGTTGTGTTACCATTTTGTTTAAGCTCTAATGTTTCGTCTTAAACATTTGGTAAGCTCGTGATCAAAAAAAATTGCATCGAATTCTGGAAATGATAAGTTAAGTGCCTTGACGATTTCAACCATCTCCTCAGCTTTGAACTTATTCACTTCGCTACATTCTTTTTGACACATGGCCTTCTCGGTAATACCGAGTACAATAGCCAGGTCTTTTTGTTTGACATTGCGCTCGACGCGCTTGGCTTTAAGTAATCGAACATTCATCATCTCACCTCCCGTTCGTTTAAGTTATGAGCCTATTCTATATAACAAACGGTAAGTTGTCAACACTGATTTTACCATTTGTTTTACCTCAATATCTCATAAGTCTAGTAAAATCAAGGCTTTCAGCCACAAAAAACTTTCCAAAAATTTATTTTCTATTGACATTTTCGGTAAGCTGCGTTATACTTTTGGTAAATTCAGTGATTCACATAAAAATGAATTTAAAAATAATATACTACGAAAAAAGCAAAGAAATACTGAATTTGCTGGAATTCTGTAGTGCGAGACGACATGGACAGTCATGCGAGCAACAAACCAGTGTTTATAAAAATGGTAAGTTAGGGCACAATATTGTATAAGAAGAATGCCGCGAAGAGTGCGGAGTGAATAATAATAATTTTTTAAGCCCACAAAAAATGATGTAAAAACAAACACTGCACAATGCCCAGACGCAGCGCCTTAAAGCAACGCAGAGCATATGCAAATCTAAATTAGAAATGAGGAAAAACAAATGGCACAAAACTTAGGAGGTCGAATCGCTGAATTATTGACACAATATAACATGACTCAAAGAGAGCTCGCAGATAAGGCTGGCATCACTGAAGTGTCTATGTCTCGTTATATCAAAGGCGATCGTGTTCCAAAGGGAACTACTCTGGCTAATATTGCCACTGCCCTTCACACAACCACTGATTTCCTATTAAATGGGGAAGGTTCCGGCACCGGTGACTTTGAATCCGAATACTATCAGATTCACAGACTGATTGCCAGAAACGCATCTCAGATGTCTCCAAAACAGAGACGTGAACTTATCAATGCTTTACTTGAGTCCGACGAGAACTAGGAAAGGATAGAACAAAAGTATTGATGATCTTGCGACAGCACAGAGGCGTCCGCCTAGCCAACGAACGCTATGAAGAAATTAAGGCTGACATTATCGATATGTTTGAAGAATGTGATGTACATACATTCCCACTCAACGCATTCGATATTGCCGAGACATTACATTACAATGTGGTACCATATTCTTCTCTTCCAGTAGGAAAAAGAATCGAGTGTCACTGTATTAGCAAGGACGGTTGTTCCGAGCTCGATTACAACCAGGAAACTGGTATGTACACCTACAATATTTATTACAATGATTCCAGCGATATTGACGACAGTCGCGTGCATTTTACAATCATGCACGAAATCGGACATATAAGGCTTGGCCATCTGGATGAGGACATTGACAAGCCTGACAATTACAAGGAATCAGAAGCCAACTTTTATGCGGCATACAGCCTTGCGCCACCGCCGATGATTGACTACTATGCATGCGCAAACCAGGATGACTTATGCCGCACTTTCCATGTCTCATGGGAGATGTCCGGCTACTGCCTTGAGCGCTACGTCAAGTGGTTAAGCTGCAGCCCTTACTACACTGAATATGAAACACAATTGATGTCACTGTTTGGTGCAGCATAAAAATGAATATGATGATATAATTTTCATAGAAAACTTACGAGAAAGGAGGAGATACGATATGCAAATCATTAAGCGCAACTGTGAATCAGATACAACTAGAACAATCGAGTTATTTGCCGGTACTGGTGGAATAGCAAAAATGATAAGTGAAATCGTAAACGACATCTACGAGAAGTTCCTGCGTGCACTTCTTAATGCATTTGAAACAGTTCTTGGCATTGATCCGAGAGACTATGTTGTTACCGCTGCAATTCACTATGATCTTAATTTGTGCGATACGCAGGATTTAAAGCATATCGTGAATGCGTTCCTGGAACACTCAGAATTAACGCGCAAGATTTACCTGGTAACCCGCTTCCATAGAGGCAATACCGATGATGCAAATCTTATATTAGCTATGTAACTGTAAACTTAAGATTTTGCAACGGAGGTATAACCATGCTTAAATATAATGACTCTATGAACCACTACGACGAGGACATGCAGTCCTTCACCAAGTCAGGCCAATACCAGGCTATGCACACCCGAAACAATGAGGAAATTGAGCTCTTTCGAGAGCAGTTGCCGGACCACATGAAGGCATACTTTACCCGTCTCCTCAATCATTTATCAGATGAATATGCCTGTCTTGCCGAGGCATCTTACGATGCTGGTATTGAACGAGGCTATTCCAGAGAAGAAGCCTATGAAAAATAGAATACAGAAAAGACAGAAAGCTAGTGAAAACCAAACTGGAATTCACTAGCCTATTTTAATGCCAATAATCATAAGGTGAACGATACCCTCGCTGCTGTGCTACCACCGGCTTTGGCTCGGCCTTTGATATGCTCTCCTCTGCAGCTTCTTTTGTGGCAAACAACCTATTCTTGTTTACCTGGATCCCACCGCCATTTTCAAATCTTATAATAATCAAATTTCCAGCCGGGCGCACCACCGTACACTCCCGGACTATCCTATTACTTTCTACAATATAGGCTTTATCGCCTGCTTTATATCCTGCTGCCATAAATGCCTCCTACAAAAGAAAAGGCCAGCTCAAAGGGAAATCAAAGCTGGTCATCCTTACAACCTATTTTGCTGTTACCTTCTCTCGTAAAGCGATACCATCAACAACTCCATTCACGTAAGCCTGAGACGCTAATGCACTATGTACTTCCGTAGTTGCGTCCATGTATGCTCCAAGTTGCTGCTTCTGCACATCACTTAACCCTGCTTGCAAATATGATAACAGCCTATCTTCCTGCTGCTTAAGTCGGGTATATTCTTGAGACTGAATATACACACGAAGTGACTCATCAAAGTTATCCTTGATGCACTCTTCCAGTTCCATGTCAATCACACCTCCAATACCGGGATTAATATTGATCGGCCTGTTTAACAAAATATAAAAACCCTAGGTAGCGAACCTAGAGTTATTATATCGAACATTTGTTCTGTTGTCAATTTGTTTTATTTTTTCGAGCCCGTTTCTTTTTTATGCACTTAAATGAAAAACTAAATTCCGGTTTTGGACCAAATGCAAGAGTAAATTCCATATAGGTCGAAGTTACTTTTGCACACATATTTGCCATATTGTCTTTGATAATCATTACT